AGTTCATCATGATTGTGCCCACCAAGTCTTGCAACTACGATTGTATCACATTCTTCTCTACATTTCACCAAAGCTGCGATCTCGGCATGTAAAAAGATCTTTTCATGCAATCCCACTCGTTCAGCGAACCGTGCCTGTATGGGATGCGTTTTCGTTTCGATATTTGTGGCAGTTACCACTACTCTACTTTTATTGAGCAAAATAGCACCTACTTGCTTCTTCGATGGTGATGACCTGGCAGTTTCAATCGCCAGATCGTAGATAGAATCAGACAGCATCAGCGGCGCACCGTGGAGATGGCCGGTTCTCCCTGCTCAAAGACGCAATCAACGACCGCCTGAACGCTTCTAGCAGTGCCCAGACCCACACGATCATAGACAGGCACACAGACCAGTCCAAACGTCTTCTCAGCGCCGCCCAGACGGATCACACGACCGATTGACTGACTGATTCCAATGTAGTCCATGTTACGCATGAACAGAACTGCTTCCAGTCCGTTGACGTTGATACCTTCAGACAGAATAGAGTGGTGCAAAACTACAAACTTCTTCTCAGGATCTTTGCCCCAAGCGTTCATCGTATCGAAGAACTTATCACGGGTGACTTTCTCACCATCGATGATAGCTCCAGTCTTACTGGTGATATACATGCAAGAATAACCACGATCAGCAAGTTGCTGCTGAAAGTCAGACTCACTCAACAGTTTTACAATCTGCTTCGTAGAACGTGCAGCAATCAGAATTTTGTTGAGAGAGTTGTCATCAATAGTATCAAGCAGATTTGCACAATCAGACTGACGATCTTCACCAGTAGGCAACTCCTGAATCACAACTTTAGGAGGAAGAATATAACCTTCTTCAACCAACTTAGGTGCAGGAACATTGCAAATCACCTGACCATAAACCTCAGGATCATTCATCCCAGGTTTTGAAATAGTAAGACTGTGCTTAGGAGTAGCAGTGAAGAAATAACAACGGCGAGCGTTATTAGCAAAATACTCGGTAGGGCCAAAGAAATTGCGCTGAACAGAGTTGTGCGCTTCATCAAAATAAATGGTGTCAACATAGATATTTGCTTCTTGAAGACGACCAAGAGAGTGATAAGTAGTGAAGATTAGTTCATGCACACCAACTGTACGACAGATGGTTTGGTGCATCTTGATCTGATCAACTTTGGTTGTAGAAGCATTATTAACTTCACCACTATGAACATGCAGAACCTCTGCATTTTTGATGTGCTCAGTAAACTCTTCCCACAGCTGCACCGCCAGGAGGATGCGGGGAGCAACAATCACAATGGTTTTAGGACGATTGCTCTGCTCAAGTTCAGTCAGAGCGTCCTCAATCATACACATGGTCTTGCCACCACCCGTGGGGATGATCACCTGACCTTTGTTGTTGTCCCACATAGCGTTGACAGCATCGGTCTGGTGCGGGCGGAGAGTGATGGGCATAACCTCTTGCGTTGATGACATAATTATAGCAGAAAAGGGGCCCCTGTGAAGGGCCCCTGAACCAGTTCGCAGATTGGCACAGCGATCAATAGTCTTCCAGACGGATGATCTTGAAGAGACGACGCATTGTTTTGTGAGTCTCATCGAATGGGAGTTGTGGGTAAACTCCAAGGACACGATACTTGCGGTCTTTAGGTGCCTGAATGTTAATGGCTAGACCACTAGCAGCATAAGTTTTGTTCACAATGTCAAAGCACTCATCATAACGGTCATCGACATACTTGAGCATGTCGGTATAACCTTTCTTGATCTTGGAGGGAACTTTGCAAGATGTGTAGAAAACGATGAGAGTTTCCTCAGGAATGTTGCGAGCAATCTTGCTCCATAGACGTGCTTGGTTAGTGTTACTGGGAGTGGAATATACCTCCAGTTTAGCATGACCAGGAAGGCAAGGTTCACCAGGCCAACAAACATTATTGGGGATGTCTGGAGACTTTTTCAGGTAAGCAATAACTTCATCCCTGTCAAGTTGAATAACTGCATCTTCACCTCTAACAACACGCTCAAAGATGTCATCAACAAGCATGGGAATCTCTTTCTCAGAGATAAAGCGTTCTGCCTCAAACTCATTGTAGACCAGATCATAAATGGCGGTCTTTTCGTGCATAATTGCACCAGACTTGATGGCAGCTACACCACCTTCAGAAAGATCTTCAAAGGTTGTAGGACGGTTTACGAGACCATCATTAGCGACAAATCCTTCGCTCAGGTTTGCAACGAACTCATCAACAGTTTCGTCTTCCTGAAATACGAAAATGGCAACTGGAATCCACTCCTCACCAGCAAGAATTGCAGCACGAATCCGTGTACGACCATCACGAATCCTTCCGTCAGTTCCTACAATAGGCGGGAAGTCATTGTATTTCCAACCAACGCGAGAATAGGAGTGCTTGATCTTCTCATCAGCACGATCCTTGTTTCCGTTGGCACGAATGGCAGCATTATGTAGCTGCTCATCGGAGTAGTCAAGGTCTCCAATATACATGTAGGAGAACTTAACGAAAACACCACGTTTTGTGTGGTTGTTACATTCTTCTTGGGACCAGCGACCTTCATAGTTTCCAAGGTCAAGCTCTTGTCCGAATCCTTTTTTAGTTTTGTTCATGAGATGCTAAAAGCAAAGTACCAACCGATTAAGATGTTTGCTAGAAGCAGGTCTCTCAACCGATTACCTTGTAACTATAACAGGTGGAGCATGTCCTGTCAAGGCCCTGACGTATTCTCTTTCTAGTCTTTGTCCTAGAACCCTGACACAAAGATCCATACTTACCTGCTGTGGCCTGCCTTTCCACCCATACCATTTAGTTTTTTTCCCTACATTATATGGTGGATTTTGATTCACTGACCAGTATTGTTCTGCGGTACAATCATATACAATCTCTCCATGTTGTGCCCACCAATGTTTCTCACCACGATAATCTACACCACTATATGATACCAACTCATCACTATCAATAAGATAGCATAGTGCCTGAGTGGCATGGTAACAATGACCATAGAAACGATTGATACCCTTATCTTTTGGATACATCAACCTTTTTCCTTTCAAAAGATCTCCAGTCAGATTCTCTTGAATTAAATTTAATACTTCTCCAACATCATCAAGAGACCAGGGCTCAAATTCAAGAACCCTAGTCTCAAAGATATTATCACCATCATAACGGTGTCTTTCAATAGTCTTCATAAGGCCTAGTATCTCAGATCATCCTGGACAAGCCAGATTCTACACATATTTTAGATACTTGTCAAGTACCTTATGACATGGTGAATGATGTTGAAACTCCACCAGTTGCATCTGTAAATGTTAATACAGATCCAGTGACTGAAACTGTAATTTGATTACCAGAAGTTTGTTTAACTAACTGAACCCAAGCTCCATCTGCATATGTTTCGAGTGTGTCTGTATCAACGTTGTAGATAACAGCACCATCAACAACACGACTTGAACTTACACTTGTGTTATAATTTCTCTGAACAGTAGTACATTTTGGTGGTAGAATAAATGAGTCAGTTCTTAGTCCAACGTCAACAGCACATGTGGGAGTATTTGTACTGAATCCAATGTCACCAAAATCACCAGTAGATATATCTCCTGGTGTAGTTGGCTCAACACCAATCTTGATAGTTGGACCACCAAAGATAGCTACCGTTGATCCTGTAACAGAAATACCTGCACCAATTTCACTACCAGAACCAGGAGTTCCAACTACTATATTGTCATTAAAGGTAACATCATTTTCAATTTGTGTAAATGAAGCAGAAGTTCCAACTATACTCTGACAATCAATATCATTTAAAGTAGCAATACCAGAAACAGTGTTGGTTTCTAGATCACCAAGAATCTTTACAGCACCAGTTAGTGTAGTGATACCTCCAACAAATAGATCATTAGATACAGAGAGATCTCCTGAAGCAGTAAGTCTTTCTGCTACACTTAAAGATGCGGTTAATTCTAGAGCATTAAATGTTGATACTCCAGCATCTCCAGTCTCAGTAACATGACATTGGAAATTTCCACATGTTAATGCAGCACCTATTAAGACATCCGATGATATATCTAGTTTGAAGAATGTTGATACTCCAGATAGTGTAGCGAAGTTTAAATTTTGTGGAACTGCTGTTGTCAAATCTCCAACAATATTGAAATCAGCAACTGTTGTAATTCCAGTTGTGGTATTGTAATTAAAATCAGCTGGTGTGATATTTAAAGCACTTAAAATATCTAGTGTTGCAAATGTTGAAACACCCGTATTATTTGCAATGGTTACATTATCAGGTAGGTCTACAAGTCCTGTAAATACCGAATTTCCACTGACATTAAAGTCATGTAGAATATCAAACGCATATGCAGTGGAAACACCATTATTTGCATCATTATTAAATGTAATACCACGATAGATAATAACATCTTGATCAAACTGAGAGTCACCAGTGACTAATAACTGACCATCAATTTTAGCGTTACCAACTGATTGGAGGGGTCTATCAGGATTTGTGATGCCAATGCCAAGGTATCCATCCTTGGTAAAAGTCATCTTCTCCTCTCCACCATCACCTCTTAACCATCTAAAGTTTCCATTTAGATTAGCATTGGGAATTTGTCTACCTAGATGGTAAATGTAATCACCATTCGCATAGTTTGATAGTTCTAGTCTTAAAACTTCTTGTCTAAGTTCTGCTGTACTGTTACCAATACCTAAGTCACCACCAAGATTTAGAGTTGCAGCTCCAGTTTCTGTAAGAATTTCTAGATTAGTTCCTTGCTGTTGGAAAAGAACAAGTGAAGATTGTGGATCTGTGGTGCCTATGCCGACTCCACCATCAGTAATATTAAAGATTGAACCACCTGTGCCAACTTTGAAACTATCAGTACCATCAGTTATTGCAATCTTACCAACACTTAAATCACCATAAATGTCAGCTCTGTTGACAGTAAGTGCAATGCCAGCATCAACAGTATTTGCAGATACGAAACCAACTCTAATATCTGGAGTTCCTGTTAGTGTTCTAGCAGTAGATGCAACAGCAGTAAGTGTGCCTTTAAACTCACCTTCGTTGAAGGTTGAAATACCAGATTCAATAACTGTATTTGCAAAAATTCTTGCCTCACTATCTCTACCTGGTTCTGGTGTAACAGATCCAATGAATCCACCCAGAGCAGTAACAACACCACTTAGTTGTTGATCTTGTACTAATTTAAAGTCTGGAACGAGAGGAAGTTTATCTAGTTCTAATCTTGGGATTCTTGCTTGAGTTACAATACCAGACGTGAGTTCATCTGCATCTAAATCTGTTATGAATGTTCCACTACCAGCAAAACGAGTAGCAGTTATAGCTGCGGAAACATATATGTTTCCATACTGCATACCAATACCATCAAAACCCTGTTCAGGGTTTCCACCAACTTGAAGTTGATATTGTGGAAGTAGAGTTGAGATGCCAACATTACCACCATTGTAAACACTAGAAACACCAATACCAGTGTCTACATCTACCCATTGTGATGTTGGAAGATTAGATAATTGTGAACCATCACCAAAGTATGAAACCACCCCAGTAAAGGCGGTCATAATACCATTATTAAATTCAAAATTACCAACTATAACACTCTTTCCAACACCAGTCTCGAAAGATGCACCACCACCTACACGAATCTCACTAAACGTACTCAAACCTGAAAACGCTGATTCAGATCGAACATCCAAGAACTTGGTCGGTATCGATGTTCCGATACCAACCAGAGAACCATTAACAACTAGAGACTGATCAGACGCCTGAAGGCCTTCTCTAAAATTAAATACCTTCTTAAAATTTGCCATTGATATGGTGTTTTTATGTATTTAGGACTGGTTCCTTACTTGATACGAATAATATAGAATAGACCCATGTAAGGAGGTAGGTTTTTGTTAGTTCCACTTTGACCTGTGCTGTCAACTGCGACGTTGTGGCTGTGTGATCCAGCATTACCAACGTTGTGGCTGTGTCCACCACCATTACTAACATTACCACCGTGAGAGTGTGAACCACCACCGTCAACGACGTGAGTGTGATTTGATTGGTTAGGAATTTCATGACCATGATTTCCTTGGCTAGGAATATCATGTCTATGTTGACCATCCCCAGGAATATTATGGCGGTGATTGCCAGCGTTGTTCACACCGTGTCTGTGGTTTCCGTTGTAACTGGTTTGTACATTCTGACGGTCAGTTCTAGAAGATCTAGAGTTTCTGTTGCCGTATTCAGTCTGATTGTTTCTTCTTTGATATGTGTGTCTGTGAGCACCGCCATTATTGGTTTGGTGTCCATGTTGTCCTTCATTACCAGTCTCCCCTTCGTGACTGTGGTTGCCAACGTTACCAGTTTCCCCTTCGTGACCATGTGATCCAGCACCAGCAACATTTCCACCGTGAGAGTGTGAACCAGCACCCTCAGTGGGGTGGCTATGGTTTGCCTGGTTAGGAATTTCATGTGAGTGAGCATTTGCTGCTACCACATTGTGAACGTGGTTTGGCTGGTTACTTGCATTACCAACGTGATCGTGAGAAATAACCGCAGCATCTTTACTACCACCAGTTCCACCTCTACCATAAAGATTACCACCACCAACAACAAATCTATCCTCTAAGTTTGGAAGTAAGAATGTAGTTCCAGATGGATTTGCACCGAATGGGAATTGAAGACCACCGTTTGTTATGTTGGCATATAGATCAGGATAATCTGCCTGATTTAGTGTTGAACCATCACAAAGATGCCAGTATTCATTACCACTAATGAATGAAGTTGTGCCAGACCACATCACAATGCCACCAATAGGTGGTAGGTTGGGAACAATAAGTTGATCAGCAACAATAGTTCCATCAACATCTAAGTTGCCTTCAACTCTAGTTAAACCTGTGGCAGCTTTGAGGGTTAAGTTGTCAGATGTAGTTTCGATTCTGGATGTTGATGTACCAGAACCAACTTTAATGTTTGCAGCATCAATACCACCATTGGCATCAATGTTACCACCAAAAGTACCAACACCAGCAACATCTAGAGCACCATCAATCTCGGCACTTCCACTAGATCTGAATCTTCCAGTGACTTCTAAGTTTGCATCAACTTTAGTATTGCCAGTAATGTTGACAACATTGTTGACTCTTAGTGGACCATCAAACTGAGATAGTAGTGTCTTGGATGGGCCACCCTCAACAACTAATCTCTGTCTGACAGTAACTTCATCGAAGATAACAGATAGAACAGAAGCATCCTCACCTCTGATTGATGGAACTGGTGCATCAAATGTCGATTCTTCACCAGTTGATGGGTTGATAATCTTGTTACCAATGAAGAAGTCACCATCATTGTTCATAGCGGTGTATACAACCACACCACCAGATCTCTTCTGAGATTGTGTTAGGAACTCTTCTCTATCAGTCAGAGTAATATTCTGAACCTGAGGTAGACCTGTGGAGTAGTTACCAGGACCATAACCTAGATATTCAAATGTATGACCAGAACCTCTCAGGATTGAAGGTCTGCGAAGCTCCATGCCTCTGATGTTGACTCTCCTGACTCTCTCACCCTCTTGATGACTGACAGTTTGAGAAGCAACAGCACCTCTGAGAACAGTCAACTCATTATTTGCAGATCCAGAGAGTTCTCCATCAGCAATTCTCATGATTTCAGCACCAATCTGGATGTAAGATCCGATTGGGAATCTGATGTCAGTTCCTACACCAGAGTTTGCAACTGATAGAATAACTTTATTATCAGATTCAGCACTTCCTAGATCATTTCCTAGAATTGCATCATCATGTAGGAAGAGTGGTGTAACTCTAGATCCGATAGATTCTGTATCTGCATCGATTGAACCACCTTTTGCATCAAAGATGGTTGGCATTAAGAACCTGGGACCAGTCTGTGGAACAGGATTTGAGTTAGCTTGTACAGTAAAGGTCAGAATACCAACTCTTTCTAGTACGTTAAATCCACCAAAACTATTGTTATTGTTATCAATGATACCGAAACTAGCACCTGCAACTAATCCGTGTGCATTATTTGTTTCAATGGTTTGAACACCATCAGTAATTGCACCAACTGTCTTAATACCAACTGAACGACCACAATCGATTACATACTGATTTTCGGATGGATTTGGATCTCCAGCCGTGATTGCAAAAGACACTCTATCCTTCGCAGGAGTTCCAACAACACGATAGAAGTTTGTAGCAGTGCTACCAATGCCAGTGATTTGAATTGAGTTTCCAATAAATGTAGAAATACCAGCATCTGTGATGGTGATTTCTGCACCAGTAAAGTTATCTAGATCTAATGTTTCTCCACTAGAATAACTGGAACCACCGTTGATAATCTGAACGTTTTGTACTGCACCACCAGAACCAACAGTGACTCTAGCTGTAGCACCATCCCAATCAGATGTTCCATCATTGAATAGTTTTATATTATAGTAATCACCTTCAGTGAATCCACTTCCACCAGTAAGAGTATCGAAAGTAGCAATACCAGCATATCCATGTGGACGATCTAGAATTACGGTAGCGATACCAACTTCATCATTTCTTTCAAAGTCGAGAATTGTTCTACCATATCCAACTGATCTGGCGAACTTATCGATAGTTTCTCTTGTAACACTATTTTCAGGATCGTCAACTGCAACATCACCGATTGGAGCTCTCTTTGCAAATGACTTAGCTGCATCTGGGTTGGCAAGAATATTATCTCTATCCAACTGAGGATAATATCTTTCAATGTCTGGTAGGAACTTGAGGTTATCAAATTCTTCTACAATTCGGTTATCAGCAGCGAGGATATTAAAGTGGTAGATACCATCACTAATTCCAGGATTGTGCTGTTGAATTACTTCAGATCTATAGAGTGAAATATTCTTTTGACTATCAACTCTCTGGTATCTCGCCATGAGTTGAACTCTGGTGTTCATGTCAGATGTAAAATCACCAGGAGATCTTGTAACATTATCAGTATCTGTTGTTGAGTGTGTGAATGTTAGGTCATCAACAATACTTGTGACTTCAAATGTACCATTGTATCCACTCTTACCAATACCTTCGACGTTAGTTGTACTCTTGACATCTACAATCTTAACTACATCCCCAACAAATAATTCGTGGGGAATATCAGCTCTGATAGTAACTGTTGAACCACTTGCAGAGCAAGTAGAGATGTATCTGTTGTTTCTATTAAATTCAAAGTCTTCACCGTCAAGAGAAGAAATGGTAAAGTCTTGATTACTTCTAGCAGATGTATTGTTACTATCTTGTAGAATAAATCCGTTTACAGGATCTCTACCAATCGTAGATTCTTTTGGAATGAAATATCTAAGTTTATAAATTTTATCACCAAGTGATCTATTATCAGAGAATCTCTTGATAAATGTTTCAGCAGTCTGGGCACCAATTCCTGCTACACCTCTAGAAACAATTTCAGTATAAATGTCATTATCTTCTTCACAATGAATAAACCAGTTATTCTGATTTGGGTCAAATAATACAGGACATCCAATCTCGTTTGCAGCTTTATCAGATACACGACTTTCTACTCTGAGTCCTGTTCCACCATATACTGTGATTGCTTCTCCTCTTAGAGCATCACTAGATGTAGAAGCAACACGGAATAGAGCTAAGTTAATGCCATCAACAATGGCATAGTAAACCCTATCTTCTTGTAAGTTTTCTGGTAAGTCACCATCTTCACTGATGATACGAACTTTTTCACCAGTTACAAGATTGTGATTAACTTGACAGTTAAATCTTCCTTCTGCATCTAGTCCAACAATTCTAGTAATCCTTTCTTTGGATCCTTGACCAGTTGCAATCGTAGATGATGCCGAAACAACATTATCGGTGATTAGAATTGGTGCAGAATATGCAGTTACACCAAGACCACTAGTCAAATTAACGAATAGTTTATCATTTTCTCTGGCACCAATACGATAACCCTGAGAAATAATTGCAGGGGGATTATCCTTGTCAGTAAATCCAAAGAGATATAGATGACTGTTGATACCAACCTGTTTTGTCTTGTCAACATCAAGTGTAAACAGATCGACGTTTGATTCAGTTTGTGGAATAGTTTGTGGTGCAACTAATCCAGTGATATATCCTTGGTCATCTTTTGTAAATGCCTCAGCCTTAAATCCAGATGAGATTAGAGCAATTTGACCAAAGTTTGAGTTGGAGTTCGTGATAGATGCGTCACCACCAGATTCACAAACAAAGTGACCGTTGAATCCAATAGCGAACACAGACACAACCTGAATGATTGAGTCATTGTTCATCTTGATGTGAGCAGTCTCCCATCCTTTACGATAAACCGCTCTACTATCTAAGTGATAAACAGTGTTTGAGTTTGTAGAACTAGATTCTGCTGCTAGTTGAGCACCAGTTACTTTAGTGATGGAAATACCATCATACGTTCTAGATACGGGATTATACTTAACGAAAGCACGGTCATCTTTTTGTAGAGACACAGCCGTATACTGCGCCACAACCATGGATTTAAATCCAGATGCAGTAGAACCATCGGCAAGCATACCATTCATGCCGAAAACGGATCTCAGAGACACGTTAAAGACGTATGGAGATGCACCCGTCACAGTGTCCGTTTCAATGGTTACATTGGCACCAGAGACGTTTCCAGTGGCAAGTAGAGTGGCATCTACGTCTGTTAATAGATAACCGAATGTTGTAGAATCTGTGACTGAAGTAACGAACGTTGAAACATTATAATCAGCAGGAGTTACACCTCTAATCTTAATTGGTGTACCAACTGTTAATTCATGTGGTTCATTAGTTTCTACAGTGATTAATGAAGATGGTGTTACGCCATCACCAGATTTAATAGTCTTAATTGCAATGGGGTCTGCTTGGAATGCACCAACAATCTCCCATTCAACTCTACTCTTGGAGAAACCTAGTGGATCAGTTGGGAACTTCTGGTCAATGTTTCTACCTGATGCTTCATTAAAAGCATTAGATAGTTTGCTATAATACATGTCAAGGTCAGTTAGACCCGTACCATCAACTTCATTTACACCATCAGCAAAACCAAATGCTGTGAGTTTGTGGTGTGAGAATGTTGGTTTTGATTTATTGATTGATGAGAAATCTTGAGGGTCGGTGTATACCTCTGAGTTTAGATCTCCATCGAAGAATGTAAAGTCTCTGAAATAACAAGTACCAGTTAGACGAATAACAGCAGAATCACCAGCTTCAGTATCAGTTGGGTTTGGAACGTAAAGTGGTCTAACTTTGGTTTTTCTGAGGTCAAAACCAACAATAGCAGTACCTCTGGGAAGAATAACTCCACCTCTGTGGTCGTTAAACTTATAAAGCATATTATCTTCGACTTCCAAATCGAAGACTGAAGATAAAGATAAAGTTAGAGTTGATTGTGCTAGTGTTTCAGTTCCTGCAGGAGAAATTGCTTTTGCAACACCATTATCGTCTTTAATTCTAAATCCTGGTCTATTATCAACGATATGAGTACCAGGGAACAAAAGAATTGTTGTTCGGTCAAATAAATCGTTATCGTTACCCCTTACATAAGAAAATCTCGCAGACTCTAAAAGAGCCCTTTGAATAGTCTTAAAGGGTTGAGATAGGGAGTTACCTTGGTTCTCGATGCTATCTGTAGCACCGATATCGTTAGGATTCACATAAAGGATTTTTCCTTCTGTGTTCTTAATAAAATTTTGGAGCTTACTAAGAGGCATGGATATAAAAGTCGCTAACTTTGCTTTATGATTTATTTAGCGACTTTACATTTATGCGAGTAGGGAGACTTGAACTCCCACGAGCGTAATGCTCAACAGATTTTAAGTCTGGTGTGTCTACCGATTCCGCCATACGCGCAAGGCATTACACTTATCCGAATGCTTGCTATGGGGCACTCAACCCAACATTCTGACAGTTTGTAATGGAGCAAAGAGAGTAACCAACTCTCAAGATCACAGTGTGGTTAGCACCGTCGCGGGCGAGCTCATTCCCCGTCTTATGCTTCCTGAGAGGATCGAACTCTCCTTAGGCAAATTATGAGTTTGCTGCATTCACCAGATTGCTAAGGAAGCAAATGGTTCTGCCGAGAATTGAACTCGGTTCACACGCTTATAAGGCATGGGCTTTAACCAATAAGCAACAGAACCTCAACAATCAGATGTCACATATAGGTGGATTGTATTTTAAATATTCTCGAAATGTCATTCTCATTTCTTTTTCTGTCATCCCACAATTCTTTGCTGCTTCGGGGACATTCATTGTGCAATCATAAAGTGCTTCATTCGATTGCTGTACGTTTTCAGGTGTGGTCTTAACCTTTTTTTCCATTCGATTCATCGAATACTCAAGTATTATAAGTGATCAGTGATGCTGTGTCAAGTGTTGATGCCGCTTGGTCCTGCGTTTGGATAGAAGTTTGCAATCCTATCCTTGCGGTTTAGAGTGTTTCTTCTTCCTCTACTGAAAGCCCATGACTGCTTTCTGTACTCTGCTGCTTCTTCTTTAATGGTTTTGGATGTTGTTGCATAATCAGATCTTGGTCCAGATGCCTTTGCACTATTATATGCACTAATTGCACTTTGCTGTGCTGTGTATAGTTCTGAACAAGTTTGAGTGCATATTCCAGGAAAAAGTTGACTAGAACTTACATAGAGTAATAATGCACTATCTCCTGATGTTATTTGATTATCAATACCTCTACCATAGTTGGATGGATTTAAAGTTGTTGATCCACCAGATCCATTCGTTAAATTAGTTGGACTTGCTTCACCGAGAGGATCATCCCCATCATATCCATCATAACTATTATTATCCATCACATTTTGAGCAATCTCATAATATACAGTCGCAGCTGTTCCTGCCAAAAAATTTCCAGTGCTTGCCGTAGCAACAGAACAACCACAACCAGTTGCAATAACACCAAAATTAATTGCTTGTGACAGATGACGATTTGCATCAACTACAGTCTGTGCATATGCTTCATCAGATGCATTAGCTAATGGTGTGATTCCACCTATATGATCATCATACTTATCAAGTTGAGTATCTAAGAAAGCAACGTCGTTTTCAAGTTGGTTAGTTTCTCTGTCGTAAAAAATTTGTAGCGGAGTCTTTTCTGCCATGATTAATTATTCCCAGGATTTAAAGGAAGAGGAGTGTCGTCGCCATGTTGTTTATATAGCACAGGTACACCATCTCGTTTTAACTTTTCAGGCACTTTCTCTATATTAGCTGATGTTTCAGTTTTATCTGATCTATACTCAACATACAAATCACCAATATCTTTTCTTTCTCCATGAACAATATAAAAGTATTCTAATTCAGATGCCTGATGACCAACTTCAATAGTATACTTTTCAGCAGTCTGTGTAATTTTTTTGACATGTAATGTACTACATGCTTTTCCAATGGGAGTGAACTGTACTGTTATGCTATCAAAGTGAACTAGTCCAGTCCAATAATCTGGAAGATCGATAGTTTTTGATTTTGTTTTTCCACGATAATAAACACCCATCTCTGGGCCTTCTAAACATGCGTGTGCAAGTCTCCAACCCTCTCCTCTAGTTGGGTGTTTGATGTCAAATTGCTTAAATGGTGCAGCGACAGCAGCGAATACACCTAGAGCTGCTTTTTGAACTGAACTGGTTATACCACCAGCAGTTGCGTTTGCTGAAGCGTTTGCTGTTGCTCCTGCCTCAACTGTTGCCCCTGCGGTAACATTAACTGATGCTTTTACATCTGCACCTGCTTTTGAGGCAATACCAGTAACATTAAATGCGCCAATGACATTGGTAATACCTGTAAAGTTTGCTGCAATGGGTCCTACAACATTTAGTGAACATACTGCAGGAATTGGTAGTTTTGGTCCAATATTTACTGTACCTAAATCAACACCAGCACCAGGAGCAGTGCCAAAATATGCTGGTCCAGATGCTGTGAGAAGTCCAGGTAATGCAGAAGAAAAAGTTAATCCTGAAAGAGCAGGACTGGGAATTATCCCAATATGCAATTTTCCTGTATTAATAGCGTCGGTTGATTGTGCCATAGTTATGCAATACTTCTATAGGTGTTTGAAACGCCCTGCAGGACGCCTGCCCAAGAACCACTCATGAATGATCCAACAATACCAGCAACACTTGGAGCTCCTGAGTTCTTGATGTCCCCAATCAAATATAAAAATCCATTAGCATCAAGTACGACATCCTTTTCTCCAGTAATACGAACTTCACCACCCTGAATCATTATAGTTTCATTAGAACTTATGGACATAATTCCATTTGATCTAATATCAATTTGACCATCCCTTCCTGGTCCCTCAGCCTCAAAGTAAATGTTCTTTCCTTTGAATTTTATATTGTCAGCAACAACTACAAAGTCACCATGGGGACAATAAATTGATTTTGCTATTTGCTCCTTAGTACCAACACTACTTGGGTCTGTATTGCAAACCTCCTTTGATGATCCAGTAATAACTTCAGTTTTAGAACCGTTAGCCCAGTGAGTTACTGCATTTCCAGACTTTAACCATGTAGTGAGTTCACGTCCTGTAGCAGCATCATCTCTACCTGGGCCCGCAAATACTGTTGCGTTTTCATTATCAAGTAGTCTAAAAGTTCTATTACTCATTGTTTACCTAGGATTAGTATCCTCCGTATCCGCCACCACCACTTGGTGGGGATGGAGAAGGAGAAGGAGATGGACTTGGTGTAGGACTTGGTGTAGGACTTGGGGCAGGTGTGGGACTTGGAGTAGGAGTAGAAACAGTTTCAGAGGTGACAGTAGATGTTGTTGTCGTAGTGCTTCTACTAGGTAGATTTAGTGCATTTGCAGATGGTGTTACTGGTTCAACTGGAATTGCAGATGATGTAGATTGTACAGAAGTACTAGAGGTATTTCTTTGTACAAATGTTCCAAGTGCAGATAAACTTTCCTCAAGAGTATCATAGATGAATGCATGTGCTCTAGGACTGTGAGCTGCACCAACCATTTTTCTTCCTTCATGCTCATGATATGGTCCATAATATGGTTTGCCGTTGACATAACCAACTAATGGCCTTTTCTTAGAAGTACACTGTATGACAGAGAGTGTGCTATTTACATATTTACGTTGATCATCAGCGAGGAAATCAGATGCTTTCGTGAAAGCAATGATTGGTCTAAGTCTTGCACCATTACCAGTGTCACTATTTATTCCTATCTCTGGAGTATCCTTCCAACCACAAGCTTCACCCTTAACTACAACTGCAATCAGTTGACCAGAGTCTGAATATTGTCCCTCCAATATCAAACCAGGTAATGAAGGTTCGGTAAATAATTCATCTCCAATAGCATATCCATATCCAGTTGAAAGAATCTCGACACCAACTAAACATCCAACAACGGGAACAGTGAGACGATCGTCATCATCATCAGGATCAGGATCGGGGGTTGGTGGAGTAGGTCCTGGTGGGAATGGATCGTCATCGCCATCATCATCACCACCACCGCCGTCTCCACCACCATCGTCTCCGCCGCCACCTCCGCCGCCGCCATCATCATCATCGTCACGATCATCATCATCGGGGAGAGGTGAAGGTCCAGGTCCAGGGCCTGGTCCAGGGCCTGGTGGATTTGGAGTTAATTCGTCTTCACCATCTGGCGTATCAATATAACCATATCCAGGATTTGTTATAATAACTCCAGTCAAACTACCATCAGAATCAATTTCAGCGTAACCAGCACCACCATTGCCATAATTACATGGATCATTGAATGTTACAAATGGTGGATATGCATATCCAAGTCCAGAATCTTCTAGTAAAATACCAACAATACTTCCTTTGCCACTAACAACAGCGGATGCTAACGCTTCTGCTGTTGGATTTCCACCAAAAATATCAACAACTGGTGGACCGCAAGGCTGTGGATCTGTAGTACAAACTGCTGCACCACCAGCGTTTAATCCTGCCTCATCTAACCATCCAACAATACCAGCTGTGGGATCTGGTATTTGCAATTGATCTAAGAAATTTGCATAATCATCCTGCTGCTGTTTTGTTGGACCAGCCCAGGGACTCGAATTAAATTTAGTGACCTCCGAACATTCCTTGGTCAAACATAGGAATCCAAGAATGCCAAGAATTAGATCAATGATTTCGGTGATTTGAGCACCAATATCTAGAACACCATCAAATAAATCCCCCAATGCTGCTAATGCAGTATCGAGAGCACTCTGTAGTTCTGCAAGAATACTATTGATCAGTGCGTTTACAAACTTCTCTGCTGCACACAGTGGAGCAGATGCCAACTTACCAAGAAGTGCTGCAAGAAAGTCTCCGATTAGTCCAGGGAGATCATCTATAATATTTTGAAAAATACAGAATAAAACGTCAAGAACCTTAGCAAATACTGAATCTTTAATATCTTTTAGAACGTCACCTAAGATAATATCAAGAGCTGCACTAACTTCTCTTCTAACAGTGCCCAGAACAAAGTTTCTAATTCTCTGTATTAACGTTCTGCAAACACCAGCAATATTATTGATGATAGTTGTAATTTGACCAGCAAAATCATATACTTTATTGATACTGCCGACCACATATGTTGCATAGTATTTTTTGACACCTTTTAATATAGATGCAACTTTTGAGATCTCTACTTGAATTCTAGAAACAGTATCCGTTCCACAATTATTTGGTCCAGAAAATTCTTGATTTAAGTAAGTGAATTCATATGAGTCCATCAAACTAGGAACTGCATATGAAGTATAGGTTGCATCTCCCGATGTCCTAAGATCGTATTCACCCTTTGGACTTGAAGTCTTTCCTTCCTGGTTTAAATTAGATCCAATATCTGGATTACTTTTGTCAACTCCAATTCTCCAAGTTGGAATATTTTGTCCCGCATATAAAGGTGTGGAAAGGTATGGATTTCCCGAACCAGACTTTAAATCTTCTGCAGATACTTCTGGTTGTGCGGGATCGACAGTAGAAAGAACACCGTCAATAATTGGTTGTTGGCCGTCATCGGAATCCAAAAAGTATCCTGTGACAATTTCACCACCAACAATTCCACTGTTTACATTGTTTCCTGCACCAGTGGTGGTTGGTTTCTTGATCATCGCAACAGGAAGATCTTCATCTGGGAGGACTGCTAAGTCCTCCGTATGATAACCTAAAATTCTTACAGGTACTCTTTCCCCCCAGTTTTGTCCTTGGGAAATTTCTTTCAAGGTAATTGGAACCTTTCCGATCCAATACCTCATGCCATCACGGCCTAGAAAATGACTAGTATAGGGGGTAAAACCTGACATTAATCTTCGTAAATTCTACATTCGTCTGCTTCTGGATTCTCATCACAGTACATTTCAAAGGCGGTGGGATCGTGATGATCTTCTGGATGTTCTTTATGATAACGCTCAAGGTGTTCCAATTCGTCAGCAGTGTGACGACGTTTCTGTGGTGAAATTGTTGGATCGTCTAGGATTTTCTTATCCTTTTCGATATGATCCTCGATAGATTTTTCCATGGCTTTTATGGTTGTTAAGACCCTAGTGTATCTCGAACTATCAATAAATGGGAATAAGATCTTGAGTTCGTGACATGGTGGCAAACTTCTTTGATAAGATACTTACCACTTAGTTTTTCATCATACTCAAATTGGCAACCAGCTTTCGATATATTTACGACAATTGTGTTGCCTGCATGTAAGTTGAGGTTTTGTGGGACTGTAATATTTAGTATCTGACTAAAAATAGAATTATATGTAATAGGTCCTTGAACATCGAATATTGAATGATCAAAGTTCACATTCAATCTATCAGTCAATCCCTGCATATCTTGAATGCTTATATATTGTCTAGTAAACTTCAAATCTGTCGCATCTGCTGGTGGTTCATAAGTAGCATTTCCGAAGAAGGATGTTGCATCAAAGTCTTCATAGTCGAATGTGCTGTTTGCATCTGGATCTAGACCATCACTCGATGGTTTAAAATTAAATCGTTTACCACCAAATGCACCAAACATAGCTTTACTATTAAGATTATCCGTTTGTACTTGTCTGTACTTTAGAATTCTTTTTTGAGGATCTTGTCTACCAAAAGGCGTCTTTGGTTCATATACATCATCAGCTGTGCCACCATAAGTATATGTTTCAGTGATTGGTTGATCAATCAAATCTTTCATAGATCTAAAATTATATCCTTCCCTTGTTTGATAGAAGAAAAATCCTGCAGATTTTCCATTTTCTTCACTAGAAGTTCTAGGACAAATATCCATGATAACAGTAAATGGTTTTCTACTATTACCTTGATATGAGAAAGCAGAAGATGAAGGTGATCCCCTAAATGCTACATCTGAACCAAGATCATCTACTAAAATGCTACGAACATTTTCTGTTGTGTTTTGAGCTGGAAGTTTCCTGTAGACTCTGGTAGACTCTGATTTGAAATGATCTGGTGATATGAAGTTAAAAAACACAAGATTTTTATCATCCTGTTGGAATACTTGTGCCGCTTCAAATACTTTTAGTGATAGATTTAATGTCTGATTTCTTTGATTCTCAATAATTATCTCTACATTTTCTCCAGTCTTGAGTGGAAGAGCAGACATAAACGATTCATCGTACTTATCTCCATCAATCCGAGCTCTTCCAGTGTCTAGCATCAAGGTTTTTGCAGTCATCACTGGAGAGAATATATCTTCGTAGAAATAAAAATCTCCAGCAACACCAGCACTGATGTCAACTTGCCTTTCGCCATCAGCACTTGTGAGTAAGAATTTATTAATAAAAGATCTTTCTGTTGCTGATGCCATTAGGTATATGCAAGTTGAATATTACCAAGCTTATTTAACATGTCTGGAGCACTCTTTGTTGAAGAAGCTATGGTCTGTGACGATGAACCGACTGGTATTGGTTGCGCCACAGGAATTTCTATGGGTACAATTGCAACTCTCTGTCCACTTGAGGTTCTGCCTTTTGATATTGTTCTTTGATTTTCAACACCTCTAAAGTTTTTATTCATCCATGATATTGGATCGGTTGGTGGTCTGAAATTACCCGCTGAATCAGGTATATTATTTGAGATTTCCCAGTGTAAATGATCAGCATACTTATTCGGATTACCATATCCAGATCCACCAACAGTTCCCAACATAGTTTGAGTGCCAAAACTTTGACCCTTTCTTAGTGGACTTGGCTCATTCATATGTCCAAAGAAATGATATGCATTAAACTTATCATCCTTCCATGTTACCCAATTTCCATATCCACCATCATTTGCTGCACCTAACCTTCCAGTTTGATATACTTTTCCAGGGAGATATGAAAAGAGTGGAGTGCCTCTTGAAGCACCAACATCAATACCATTATGTTTCTTTGGACCTGCCCCCAGATCACGCATACCCATACCAGAAGTAATTTTTGGTGTATATGTTCCTGGTTTACTTTTTAAAATTGGACTTGTAGGTATACTAACACTGGCACCTTTTCCTTGAGGTGCATAAGCACTACCAGTAGTACCACTGAGAGGCATCAAACTGCCTGATGTAGTTTGTGGTGGTGGTTGTTGTGGTTGTGCTGGAGGTGGTATTTGCTGAGTTGGGGGTGATGTTATTTTTGTTTCTGATTTTCCTAAAGGAGTTCCAGCTGCTTCATTGATAAGATCCATCCCAGCTTGATCTTTTAGCAAACCAGTTCTCTTATCCGCCGTCCAATGACTTAATCCACCACCAGGCATCGTCAATAAAACTGCAGCCAAATAATCTTGAACGTCTGGACTAAATTTTACATTTTTTGAAATGTTGGCATATCTTAAGGTGTCTTGTAAAGTACCACTTAAAAACTGATATCTTCCAGCAGCATGTATGAAACCCTGATTATTTTGTCGGCTCAGATTTTGTGCTGCCAAAATTTCAGCAATCGTCATATCAGTGAGATTCTTTCCAATGATCCCAGCTGAGGGTCCACTCGCTGGTGTTCTTCCACCAGAATCTGGGATGGTTCCCTGATTCATTGCATTATAGTTTCCAGAACCTGCTGATTCATATTCAGATATTTTATTCAGAGCCTGAATATGAATTGGTTTTAATCTACCCCTATAATTTGTACCAGAAGGTCCAGAAGGAGTTGTTGGTTCTTCGGGTCTTTGTTGTGCTTGTCCCTGTCCAGAACCATCTGGATTACCACCAGGACCATAATACTCTGGTTCCTTCTCTGGTTTTTGTTCTTCTTTCTCTGGTGGTTTTGTTAGGTTTTGAACATTGAATAATGCATCTTCCCAATTTGTCCCTAAAGATTCAACTGCCGCTTCTAAATTATCTACTTCTTTCTGAAGTTTTCCTTCTTTATCAGTAAAGTCAAAATTCTTTATGTTAGTTATTGCTTGAGTTACAACTCCTTTTAATCCACCGATGATATTTCTAATATCTTGGATCATTCGTTTTGCAGCTTGGACAATATTTCCAATACGAACTTTCAATGTTTCAATTAGTGCTAGGATTCTAGGTAGTTCTCCAACTAACCAACCGAGGAGTAGATATCCCAGGGCATTCATAATTCTACCCAAGAAACCTTTACCCTTATTGAGAGTTCTGGATACCAGTCCAGATCCTGGTACTGAACTTGCTTCTAGTGCAGATTCTCTATTTCTTCTCTCTTGTCTAAACCTGAAAAGTTGATTTAATCTTCTTTCTTTTCTGTATATTGTCGTGCCAATATTATCCCTCTTTCTGAATACATTTACAGCTTTAATTGATGCCTTTCTAGCACCAATCGTACTCTTCCTGAGAGTCAATAGATTATCATCTAATGAGGATCTCTTGAATGTATCTCGTAGTAGCGCAGATGAAAGTGACATTTAGATTATCTTCCTGGTATTTTCACATTAAAATTTCTTTCCGCAATTCCCGCATAAGGATTTTGAGGATTATATGAGAGAACATCTGGAACTTCATCATCAATAGTATTATGTTTTCCTACTGGATTCATAAATCGTTCTTTCATTCTGTTCATGTCTTCAGTGAATTGAGCATCAATTGCCCTTTCACCCTCTCTACTTGCTTGATTCACTTGTGCTGCTTTTTGCTCTCCAGATGGAACTGGATTAATTGGTGATACTGGAGCACCTTCAATAGCTGCAGCACCCTGTGAAAGTGATTCAGGTGATCCAGCTTCGGATGCTCCTGGTATTGCAGGAGTTTGGCGGTGTAATTCTGCCAGCGCCCCTTCAACAGAATCAACATCACCATCAGAAGTTTCAGGTTTTTTCATTAACCCTACATCCTGTAGAACTTTTGTGATTGGATCATTCACACCTTTGAAGAAATTGTCCAAATTCAACGAATCGTAATTTGAATCTAAGAATGGTGTGACAAAAGTAGATCCCAAGTATTGACCCAACGCACCACCGCCGATTGCACCTGCAATAGCAGCCAAGAATGCTCCTGGTCCAGTGGTAAGACCAAGTAATCCAGCTAATCCACCACCAATTTTAGCACCGCCCAACGTCAGCATCATTTCTGGTATCATGGGACCAACTGCTTTGCTGGGAGTCATTCCCTGATCAAGTCTACCTTTGATTGCGCTACCAATATATGCAATTTTTAAAGCAGTGCCTAAGAAACTGATAAATCCAGGACTTCTAAGAACAGCCTTGATTCCATTACCAAGTTTATTTTTTCCACCACGAAGCAATTCAAATAAACGTTGAATAGCAGTGTTCTTAGTTAGTTTTGGTGGTGCTGATGGTGGTTGTGGGTTAGTAAGTCTAGGATTTCCAGGCCTGGGTGGAACTTGTTGATTTCCTGATGGTGGTTTTGGTGGTCTTGGTTGTGTTCCTTGGCCACCAGTTGATGGTGGTGGTACTGGTGATCGTCCTTGCCCACCAGTTGATGGTGGCGTTGGTGTTTTTGGTTGTTTTGGTGTTACTGGTGGTGTTTTTCCCTTCCCACCTGGTGTTGTTGGTGGTGTTTTTGGTGGTTTTGGCGTTACTGGTGGTTTCTTGGGTAATAATCTACCAAAGATTAAATTAAATCCACCTTTTAATATCCAACCACCAATCTTCAGTGCTAAACCACCAATTGTGGTAATTAGACCAAGGACACCACCACTCAATATTGCAAATATACCACCAGCAACTGCTAATCCATTTATAAGTTCTTGTTTTAATTTTTCAAGTTCGTTTGTATTTCCTTCTGCATCCGCCCGAAATATTTTGAGTAGTTTGGTAGTTAACCATCCACCAAAGAGAAATAGTAAAGCCTTCTTTAAATCAAATAGTTTGTTCTGAACTGCACCTTGAATTTTTCTGACAGGTTTCATCAATGCAGAGGTGATCTTTCCCTCTACAACATCTTCTGATCTTCCAAATGCAGTTCTTTCTGCATCTACTAATCTAGTTCTTCTTTCTTGATTAGCTCTTGCTTGTTCCTTTACAGTCTCACCTTGAATCGCTGCAGTGAGAGTATTGAGATTAGTTGAAATAGCAACAATATTTCTATTGATGCTTGTTAATTGTTTACCTAAAAAAGTATATACCTGCGTCTGTTGAGCATTATTTTGCTTCTCAACAGCTAAAATGGCATCCTGAGTTCCTTCCGTATTACCAGCTGGTAGTAGTTTTTGTGGATTTACTCTAGATGCCATTTGCTTGTTTGCGTTTCAGTTCTTCTTCTTCCAAATATGCTAAGAGGAGAGAAACATATACTTCTCTTTCCCATGGCATCATATTTTCTAACTCCGTCAAACTGTATTTATGATGCTGCATCAAGGCAAAATTAGTTTGGAAATACGAAGTTAGAGATTCATGTGCCAGGGCTACGCGAAAAAAGATGCTAGACCTTCAAGAACAACTTCATTTTCAACACCAGTCTTTGGATTTGTCACCTTCAATGTGTGTGACAGTTTTGGCATTGTTGAGAAAAACTTCTCAACTTTTGCAAATTGAGATGATGTCAAGTTGCCAACGAATTCATCCAGTTCTTTCTTGGTGCAATCTGCAGTGTTCCAAGACTCCTCTTCAGAATAGACTTGATCTACACAACTTGTGATAATATCAAATCCTTGATCAATACTTACATCTCCACCATCAAAGTTTGTCTTTACAAACTCATCAAGAGATGGATACTTCATTCTAATAGAAAGTTCATCATCTAGTTTGATGTCTCGATTGTGTTCGTCACTTACATTGATTTGAATATCATCAATGTTAATTTGAACCTCGACTTCAGTTTCACCGTCGTCTGGACATGTGACAATTACATCGATAAGTTCACCTACAGACTTTCCACGAACATTCAAGAATAGATATTCAATATCGAAAGTAGAAAGATTTTCTACCTTTACACCTCTAGAAAGGATACAAGAAGAAAGAACGTTCTTGACAGCACCTGTAATTTGCTTCATATCTTGACTCTCTAGAGCCATGATAAGAACCTTTTCCTCTTTGACTAGAAATGGACGATACTTGATTTTCTTTTTGATTGAAGGCAACTCAAGTTCATAAACAGGAGTCGAAGACTTTGGTAAAGGCATGATATACTATGATGTTTTGATTATTTAGGGGGTTACTAGAGCACTACCACCAATGGATCCATCCGCTCCTCCAGCACCTGAACTGGCGTTAGCAATGAAGCTAATCTTGTCAGATCCTGTAGCAACAGTTGGATTCCACTTACCTTTGACTCCAATGAAACCATCAATGAAGTCTTGTGTGATTGCTTTTTGATTATAATTTGAGTTAGTGAAGAACTGTGATAGATCAGCATTGGATGATTGAGTTCCAGTTGCGCTATTTGCAGTTTTATTCTGGAAATCAATAACGCTGTCGTCAAAGTTTTGAGCAGATGTTGTATTGTTATATGGATATGGAGAAACAGTTCCCTTACCTCTCGCTGTCAGGAAGTGTCTCTCATAATTAAAGTCAACGGAAAGTCTCAAAACAGAGTTTGAGCTTTCATATGATACTGGTGTAGATGTAATTGCGATTGGGAATAATTGAACAAAACTATATGCAGTCATTGCCTCTGATGTTGCCAATCCTCTATCAAACTTATAAATTCTCATACTATCACATTTATATCCATTATTCCCTCTTGGATATCTCATTCTATAAAAATAACCTGGTGTATATGGACTTACATTATTAGGAAGTTCTGCTCCACCAGAAATATGGCTGATCCATGCTTCAAAAAATCTCAATACTTGATATTGACTATCACAATAAAAACTAAGATTTATATTATTGAATATCTTTGTATGTGCATACTGCTGCTGAACACCAGTGAAATTTCCTTCAATTGATGTAGTCGCTAGACTCTGCCCAGGTAAGACTGCACTATAACATAATAAACCAAGATCTTCATTGTAGAAATCACTCAGAACTCCACGATTTGCAAGAGTTTGTGTGAGTCCACCCGAAAATCCATTAAATGTCACCTGATAATGAGATGATTGAGCTACATCACCAAATGTATTTTTAATGTCTGAGATCTTTTTTAGTCCTACCACTCTAAATACCTACAGTGAAATTTTTATGGATGGCATATAAAGGTAAATTTCGCCCCTCAAACACAAAAAAGTATAGGGGAAATCCAAGTAACATTATTTATAGGTCTCTTTGGGAAAGAAAATTCATGGTCTACTGTGACCTGAATGAAAACATTCTTGAATGGGGCAGTGAAGAAATAGTTATTCCTTATCGATCACCACTGGACTCTAGAGTGCATCGTTACTTTCCAGACTTTTATATTAAAGTTCGTGAAAAAAATGGAAATGTTCAACGATATATTATTGAGATTAAACCAAAGAGACAGTGCAAAGAACCAAAGGTTCAGAAGGAAAAGACTAAGAAATATATCTATGAAGTGACTGAGTATGCCAAGAATCAGGCAAAATGGAAAGCCGCAGAAGATTATTGTGAAGATCGCAAATGGCAGTTCAAAGTTCTTACTGAGGACGATCTAGGCATATGAGCAGAGTACAACCACTGATTGACAAAATGACTGGTGTCGAAGACCCAGACGATTTAATGATGGAGATCATGGAACTCTTACCAGAAACAGTTGAATCGACAGAAGTCGATGTTGGAAACTACTGCACGTTTGTATATCAACCAAAAACACCATTCATTCGTTATGATCAAAATCCTCTAGTTGCAGTTGTTGCAAAGTTTGAATGGGGATTTCGTGGTATCAATTATCATTGGGGTGCTTACAGAAATTATACCAATGAAGAAGTGGTTGGTGCTGTTCATTTAGTCAACTCTTCGGAGGTGTCTGACTTGAGAACAATACCTTATCAAAATTATCGACTAAATATTTAAACTAGGGGTCTTTCTATAAATGCCAAGCAAGAGCAAAAAAGGTAAATTACAACCCTTTAGATACCCAGCAGGTGTCTTGGAAGATCATTCTGACTATTTGTATATTGGGATTCGTTCATACAAACCAAGTAAGAATTCTACAAGTGAGGCATTTAGACTGCAATCCTTGGCACAGGGAACATCATTACAACAGTCAAAGTCAGTAGCAAATATAATTCTACCAATCCCAACTTCCATCACTGCTTCAAATGGAGTTACTTGGAATGGTGGAACAATGAATGTTCTGGAAAAAGCTGGCGTTGAGGCTGGAATGGCAGCAATGGATGGAAGATTTCAAGAAGCTCTTCAGGGACTAATAGATACAGCAAACGAAATTGGAACTGGAGATAGCACCATTAAAGGAGCACAAAGTTTCTTCGCTAGTAAAGCTATACAAGCACTTGGTAGTCAAGTGAGTTTTGAACAAGTTCTGTCAAGAAATACTGGTCAAGTCCTAAACCCAAATCTAGAGTTATTGTTTTCTGGTCCTGGTTTGAGAAGTTTTTCTTTCAATTATCAGTTATCTCCTAGAGATGAAAATGAAGCTCAAACAGTGAAAAATATTCTAAGAGTTCTAAAGCAAAGTATGTCTCCAAGAAGAGGAACCTCTACTGCATTCCTCTGTGCTCCTCATCTTTTCCACCTTTCATTCAAAAAAGGAAATGGGGATCATCCATACTTAAATAGATTCAAGACGATGGCACTTGTAAATATTGGTGTCAATTATACTGGCACAGGGACATATGCAACATATGAAGATGGTTCTCCTGTAGTGTATAACTTATCAATGGAGTTTCAAGAACTATCACCCGTTTACAATGAAGATTATGCTGGTGAAGAAGGTCTCATTGGAGCAGGATACTGATGTATTTCAAGGAATTGCCCGACGTAAGTTACCCATCACCTCTATCTGATAGAAGATCAGATAGGGAATATATAACTATCAAAAATCTCTTTAGAAGAGTCAAATTAAGAGATGATCTAGTTGATAAAGTAACAGCATTTGAAAGATATGAGGTCCGTCAAGGGGAGAGACCAGATATTGTTGCTGAAGAATATTATGATAATCAAGATTTAGATTGGTTGGTTCTAATCTCAAATAATATTACTAATGTTAGAGATCAATGGCCTCTAAGTGATAATGAATTATATAATTATGCCGTTGAGAAATATGGTGTAGAAGGTCTAAGTCAAGTTGCATATCACGAAACAACTGAAGTAAAAGATGATCTTGGAAGATTAATTTTCCCAGCAGGTATCCGAGTAGACTCTGATTTCACAATACCAAATCCAGATATATTTGATACGACTTTGAATCCTGTTAGAGCTATTTCAAACTACGAAGCAGAATCACGTCTCAATGATGAAAAGAGATCAATAGTTTTATTGAGAAAAAACTTTGTCACTCAAGCCATCCTAGATTTAAGGGAGGAATTGACTTACGACAAATCCTCCCAGAAAGTAAATAATAAACTAATTAAAGCAGATAATATTAGACTGAAGTAATCATCCGTCTGCTAGTCGCTGGAAATAACTTAGAGTGTCATCTTCCTCGTCGGAACTAGGAGTGATGTCAGGTGCGTTGAAGTCACGACCTTCACTCAGTGAATCTAGTTCATTACGCATGGACTGTGGCATAGGTGCTGCCTCACCACGATTCTCACGACGGAACTGTTCTTCTTCTTCGACAGTCTCTTGATCTTGGAACTTAGGAGTGCCCTTGATACCAAGAACATAGTCAAGACGAGTCTTCAGCTCTTCGTAAGTCTTGAACTGATCAGGAGCAACTAGTGACTGAAGAGAATACTCTTTCTTCCAGATTGCTTCCATAGCATCGTCATCATCTAGAAGTGCATCTGGACGTGCAAACTCAGAAGAATCATAGTTCCAGTAACCTGCAACTTTCTTGATCTTCAGTTTGAAGTTAGCACCTTGCCAGAAGTCGAAGGGATTGATGGGCTCTTCATCTTCAAACTCAGGTTGCATAGCAGCAGTGATCTTATCAAAGATCTTCTTGCCAAACTTGAAGAGGAAGACTTTACCTTCGTTGTCAGGATTGACAGGATCCTTAACAACATAGATGTTGCTGTAGTAAGACAGTTTACGCTTTTGCTTACGAGCAACATCCTTATCAGACTCTAGACCACTGTTCCAGAGTTGAGAGTTGTATTCAGATACGGGGTCCTTTTGTCCGAGAGTGGTGAGAGAGTTCTCAATGAACCAACCACCAGGGCCTTGGAAGGCGTGAGAATACAGTTTTGCCCATGGCAGATCTTCGCCATCGGGAGCAGGGAGGAAACGAATTACAGCGTAACCGTTGCCAGTCTTGTCAAGTTGTGGTTTCCAGAGACGATCGTCTCCACCACCAGTCTTGGTCATTTTTTCGACTTCCTTCACCAGTTTGTTAGTGAGGGAACCCAGAGAGGATTTCTTTTTTAGATCGGAAAAGGACATTGGATTTGGCCTGTGTTGTGAACGTGTTTATTATAGGATGGGTTGGGTCAGGAGTCAAGGTCTTTTCTCATACCCCGAACAGTTGCTTTCATTTCTTCAAAGACAGATCTCACATCATTTCCTCCAGCGAATCCCATCATTTCGCAGAATTCTTGGATGTTTTTTCTTCTTTCAATTGCTGCTGGATCATCACTAAGTGACATACGAGCGTACATCAAACTTTGTGTTTCAATCAGCTCTTCTAGTTTACCCAAATGCTCAATTTTTTCATCATGATTAAGATTTGGGTAATCCATGACTTCTTCAAAGATTTCTTCTTGAAGTCTTTCAATTTTGTCCAAACCTGCTTGAACAAATTCGGATTCCATAAATTTACTCATGTTTATAATTCTTGACCCTTTGGTATTTAGAGTGGTAATTTTGCCTTGGAAGTCTTCTTCATAAAGTTCAGACGAATAGCGTCCCACTTTAGTTTTTCTTTTAATGGCTTGGTGATTAGTTTTGAAATTGAATCAACTTCAAGGTTATTTTGCTCACAGAAAAAGACGATTGCATCAATGTAATTCATCTTCTCTTTGAGAACAATTTGTTCAATCTCCTGACAAAATTTTTCAGATGTGATGAACTTTTTTTCTAACTCCTTTTTTAATTCATTTTTCATTGAATCTCCGTAGATATTCACCCAACAAATGGATGTATTTTCCTTTGTCGTACTCTTCATAAACTTCGCATTCTCCATTTTCGCATGACATGATAATTACAAATTTCTTCACTATTATACCAGTAAGTTCATACAACATGCAAGCATATGCTGCACACTGTACAAAGTATCCATCAATCCAATCTCTTGGTTTTGGTTGCTTACTTGTCTTAAAGTCAATGATCGCCAACTCGCCATTGTACTCAGCGATGCAATCTACTGTCCCAGCGACTTTAAGGTTCATACTATATAGTCTCTTTTCAAGACCGTGAATATTGTCGATATTATTCAGGTATGGTTTCGCAACCTTGAATAACATCTCTGGAAGTGGTTTTACTTTTGGAAGAGATTCATTCTTTAGATAATGCTCAGTCAGAGTGTGCATGTCAGTGCCACGACTGGACGATTGTCTCAGAGTTCTGTTTGCTACTTCATCACCAACTTTTTTTCTCCACTTAGCAAATTTGTCCCGATTAATCCAGCTCAACACTGAAGTAATCGAGACAAATTTTACATCTTGGGTGCCAGGCACAACATAGTGCCTAACACCTTCGATTTCTTCTCTTTCTAGATCATTAACAAAAGGAATATCAATGTGATTGAACATTACAAATTAGAATCGAGTTTAGCAAGTAAGTATTCTTTAACGATACCAGATCTTACGATATCGTCAACACCAAACTCTACAAGTTCAAATGATGGCATCTTTCTAAGGATGCTCATGAAATCGACAATTCCATTCTTTTCATTAGTTTTGGTAAGATCAGTTTGAGTGGCATCACCACAGAAAATAATCTTACTATTCTCACCAACACGGGTGATGATAGAGTCTAGTTCGTGGAAGTTTAGATTCTGGAATTCATCAATGATCAGAATTGCATTATCGAAAGTAGTACCACGAATAAAGGAAGTGCTCCAAAAACTTACAGTTTCCTGAGCTTTCAGATTGCCATACAGCATTTCAAAGTCTGTATCTGTAGGCATCTCAAACATATACTTTACCATATTCTTATATGGAATCTGGTAAAGGGAAGACTTGTCCTCATGATCTCCTGGTAGGAAACCAATCTCTCTAGTTGCTACCAAAGAGCGGACAACATATACTTTTTCATACGGTGTGACTTCGTTTAAGACATCTGCGAGTGCATTATAAAGAGCAATGAACGTTTTACCAGTTCCAGCACATCCATATGCAACCAAATGTTTTCCTTCCTCATATGCATCAAAGAATTTCTTTTGATTGTCAGTAAGAGGATTAATGTCAACCATCAAGTCTGAGTTGATTGGTTTCTTACGCTTCATCTGCTTAGCAGTGAGGCCCACACCGATGGGTTGCTGGGATGAGTTCTTTCTCTTTTTTGCAGGCATAGGTTGAGGTTTACTAGATTTTTTTGACGTTTGATCCAGGCATCTTTGCGGCTCTTCCGAGCACATCATTCCACCCTGGGTTTTTGGCGACTAATTTATTGCGCCACTCACCGACTTCCCCGACACCAGGACAGGTGCTGGGATCTGAATAATCTCTTGACCAATCGGGATTATCTTTTTTCCACTGGTCCCATTCATGTACGCTCATTTTCACTTCTTTTGTCTCACCTGTTTTAAGGTGGACAACTGGATATGTTGCCATAAGTTAGAATCTCCACATAATTATTTAGTATGGGCAACCCAACCAAGTGCTTCAGCAATCACTGGGAACTGACCAGCAAAGATACACTTACACTCATTGGCAATGTCCATATGCTCCTTCTGTGTGCCGTTGGCAGAACGCAGTTGGATATAATGGATCCATGATCTTACTGAGCCCGACATGTAGAGTTTTGTGGGCGTGGCCAAAGGAAGCACAAAACGAGCACATTCCTTTGCAATTCCTTTATCAAGCATTGCCTGATATAGATCCATACCTTCAGCAAAATATCTTTGAATCTGAATCTCAAACTCTTGCTTAGTAAATTCATCAATATCATCAATAGAGTTTTGACGATTCTTTGTGTCCTGACGACGAAGATCGAACATTGGAATCTTATCAGCAAGCAGAGATGAATCTGCATATCGCTGGGAAAACTCTTGATATGTGAACGAACGATGACGAAGGATTTGGGCCGCCAGTCCCCTGGTGGTGTTGATCTCAAGCGTCATGAATGCCATCTCAAAGATACTCCAATGCTGATGATTGATGCAGTATTTGAGAAGACCAGCAATCTTTTCGTTCTCTTGATTGTTGGGGTTGCTTACGCGAGCACAATATGCAATATTTTTCTCTGCATCAGGAGTGACAGAGATCAGTTTAACATGATTCATTCTTGAAAAGTTTACGACATTTTTTCACTGCTTTGAGTTCATCTTTGATCATCTGATAGGCATCCTCAGCATTGATTCTACCACCAAGTTCCATGGCACAGATAACCTCAACTCTTGTACCGAAATGCTTTAGAGCTTCCTCAAAGCAATTCAATTCCTCATACATTTTAGCATAACCTCAACGTTTTTTCTTTTCCTCCTTGGGTTTGTATCCCCAAAGTTTAGGTTTGATTGTTCCCTTTGTCCATGAGAACTTCACAAAACCCTTCCCAAACTTATCATAGTACATATCAAAAAGTTTGACTTCTTTTTGAGTTCTGGTGATATCATAAAAAGTCTCACCGTCAATTTGATACTCTACTAAGAATGCATCCGTAGGAAGACTTTTATCGTTAGCATCAGATGGACTACAATCTGTCATTAAGATTGTACATCCGTATCTCTGTTTAGTTAGAGATTTTTCTTCCTCGGTCCAAGTCATGAAATCAGGTGCGATTTCCCCATACGATGTCCTCGAAGGCTTCGGCAACAACGTTTCTTGTGATTCGATATTTTTTTCCAATTTCTTTATCCTTTACTAAACATAGAAGTTCTGCCTCCTCTTTATGCAGAGACTCAAGTAATTCAATGAACAAGGCTTCACGTCTGGTACGAGTGAGATCTACGTTTCCACCCTCAACAAAATTATAGAACATTCGTTGTTGACTGACAAGTCTAGAGACTCCATCACCAATTGGTTTGTCGCTAGGTGTATATGGCACATCACCTTCTGGGATGGCACTCTTAATAGACTCATCAAAATTCCAAATGAGAAGAGAAACCAAAGCGGGATTACGATACTCTTTCAGTAAGTTAATCTTAGCCGCTTTAGTTTTTGCGCTGGATACAGCTTGTAAAATTTCAGATTGTAGTGGATTGGGTGGTAATTTTTTTGCCATAATTAAACTCCAAGTTTAGTCATAATCTTCTTCGTCGTCAATAAATCCGTTTTCAAAGCGGAATGCGATTAGTTGGTCAGGAAGGACTCCTCCATCTTCGTCGTACATTTCTGGGTGCAACCCCTGAGGAACATTGAATGATATTACGTTCTCTCTTACAATCCATCCAACAATAGACCCCGTAAGAAAGGCACCGATCATAAGGAATGATCCTAAAACAAGTGAGACTGCTAACATGGTTCCTCTCCTAGACTTTCTGTTTTCTTACATCAAAAGAAAACTTGAACTTAATCGATAATTCTTTTTTAAAAAATCTGAACTTCTGTGCAAAGTCCAGATCAAGTAACTGCTTTGGTTTTTTGACTCCGTTAAGAATTAGTTCTACGCCTCTATTTATAGGGATTTCAGAGGATTTTTTGCTCTCTGAGGTATCTGATGGTTTCACTGCAGCCCCCTATTTTTGTTTTTTCTGTGGTCACTTGAGGGAATGTGCTACCCTCCCCAAATTCGTCATAAAATTGTTCTTTGGTGTAATCTACATCAAGAGTATAGATCACGTAACGTTGTTCTGTCAAGTCAAACAGATCTTTGACTTTACTGCAATATGGACAATTGTTCTTTGAATAGACGGTAAAAGTCATTTAGAAAGTTAACCTCTATGAATGATATATAGTAAGAATTACAATTTGAATTTTAGCAGGAAAAATGAGCATTATCAAATTTAAAGAGAAAAAGATTCATCATGTTCACATTCCAAGATGTGCTGGTAAATTCGTTGCTAATCTAATGATGGCACATGGAATTAAAGTCGAACAATATGAAGTTCAACACTGGCCACCAAATTCAGAATTCACATCTTTTGAACTTGATGATGAAAACTGTCTACAATTCCAATGGGAAGAACATAATGGTGTTAGAATCAAAACAGCACATAAAGCGATATACCAAGATATGGAGGAATTTGATAATTGCACCCACAGATTTGCTATAGTTAGAGATCCATATCAAAGATTTATTTCAGCTCTTGGTATAACATGCTGCTTTACTTCAAACTCATACGATTTTCATAAAGTTCTTGAAATGGTTTCAACCAAAGAGGGCTTTGACAAGTTCATGCATTTAGCAAGAACCAAATTTGCTTATTGGGGAAATTGGTTAACACCACAACATGAGTTTTTAGTTGGAGATGAACTGATCTGGAGATTTGAGGATGGTTTTGATCTTAATTTCGCTGAATGGTTTACAGGAAACTTTGATATTCCCTTAGTTTTAGAATCTAATGGAGAACCTGTTGTTGATATTTTACAAATTGAAGCAAGTGATATGGGATATCTGCAAAAAGAAGAAGAAATGAAAACTGCTAAAATTCCAGAATCTCTTGAAGGATTTGTAAGAGAATATTATGCAAAAGACTATGAACTTCTAGGTTATTGAAGATCTAAAGGTTTTTGATTACTGTGGGGTAGGGATTGCTGAATTGGCAATTCTTGCCCCTCTATTTTTATGGTAGCTGGTTCTAGTTCCCTCTCTTCCCACGAACCACCAACACCACCGTCCATGTTCACAACAATTTCATTAGTTGGAAGTGCTGGTTGTGGAGTAACATCAACGGTCTGACCATAGAGATAATGATCATTACGAACATAAGTTAGAAGATGTGGTCGGTTGGAGACGATCCTTTGTGCATCCATTTCCCATCCACAGTCGCAGTATTTTTTTCCAGTATCTTTCCAGATTACTGAATACCAGACTCTATCAACATAAGCGTTTCCATTAGACATAATCGTTATTTGTAAATAATGTTGTTTCCATATACCAATGAATCCATATTGGTATTAAAGAAGAGATCGTATGCGTCTCCCTTTCTAGATGCAATTGGTTTTCCACCCTTGTTCAAAGACGTATTCAATAGCATTGGAATTCCAGTAATTTTTTGGAACTCTTTTATTAATTTATAATATGCACCATTTGATTCATTTACAGTTTGTGCTCTACATGTATTATCGTAGTGGCAAATAGCAGGATACTTTTCTGGTTCCCTCAACTCCATAACAAACAGCATATATTCTGATGGGCCCTGCCAATGAAAATAATCTGATACTTCTTCTTCTAACACTGATGCACCAAATGGTCTATACCATTCTCGATTCTTGACTCTTTCATTAATCCAGTCTTTTCCATCAGGATGACAAGGATTCATCAAAATACTTCTATGTCCTAATGCTCTAGGTCCAATTTCACCATGACCCTGATACCAACCAACAATATTATTGTTTGCTAAATCTTCAGCGACTTCTCTAATAGTTTCATCAGTTGGTTCATTTGGTGGAGCCTCATCATCTTGCCAGAAAGGAAATCCAGTATTATCAAATGGTTCCTGATCATATTGTTGTCTCAAGAGTTCAACACAACCCAGACTAATTCCAGTATCGTTAGTATGTGGTGGGATTATTAAATTAGGAATTTTTTTCTTAATTTTGGAGTTGATAACAGTATTCAGAGCAACTCCACCACTATATCCAATACAGTCTTGATCTTTAAATCTACGTTTACATACAGTAGAAAAATAATTTGCAAATATATTTTCAGTCGCTTGGTGAGAAACAGAAACAGCGTCCACTGCGTCTTCAAAATCTAGTTTACTAAAGCATCCAGTTCCCCAAACATTATCAAGATCACGTATTGTAAGTTGTGATAAAGCATCAATAATTCTTTTTTGTTTTTCTATACCGTAATGATTAGTTATACCTCTCAAGGCCATTAGTTTGCCTGGCAGATCGTCCATGATCCCAGAAATATTCATCGACATGGCAACTTCTGCCATGATAACACCCAAACTTACCAGTTCAGTTTTATGATATGATACATCTTTTTGATAAGAATATCCGTGTTTTGTTTCGGTAATAGTATATCTAGAATGAGTTACATAATCATCACCAAACCCATCAAAAACAAAATGATGTTTAATATCTTTATTCAGAGGCCATAAACTAAGAGCATGTGCCAGATGATGTTCTATTCTCCAAATTGGACATTTAAATCCACACTCAATCAATACTGGTATCTCCATCACCTCAGCTAACATTTCATAATTTGGTTCAAGTTCTGGATGAACTTGTGGATCAAATGAAATGCAGACAGCATCAATATCCTCAGGATTTACCCCCCATCTGTCTAGAAGGTACATCCAGGATGTCATGTCATTATGATATCCAAAGTGCTTTATTTGCAAATCTCTTGCAATTTCACAATATTTGATCTTAGGACCATCTGTGTATGTTACATTAGCACCATGTGCATCTAATCGTAATCCAATGAATTTCATTTTTCACTGTCTTTCAGAATTTTTACTCTATCAAAAAATTGTGGAAATATGACCAGTCTGGGACTAGATCTGCCTTCTTTTCCTGGCAACTTTATTGTGATATATTGAGTATGTATAAAGTCAACCGTACCGTAATCACCGTCATACTCAACCTCCATTCCCTCACTGAACATTGGTAAGATCATTGATAAACGCCCACTCTTCTGGTTCAGCACCATTCACAACAAACTCTTTGAAGAAACTATCAGCATCTTTGGGACGCTCATCATCAAATAAATCTGTGATGCGCTCACAGAAATACTCTTCAACATTAGTGATGAGTTGTTCACGAAGTTGATCAGATGTCATAACCACGGCCCTCTAGGTAGATTTTGAGAATTGAAATTTCTTGCTTGTACTTTGTGATTTCCTCCTCTAGATGCTTGATGCGATCCAAGTGGAATTGAAGTTCTGGAGAAACTTCTTTCTCCTCTGTGATTCCCCATGTGCCGTTCGCCTCTGGACTGTACCAGAAGTCTTTCCAGTCTTCGGGTGTTGCTTCAGTGATGTTGGGAGAAGTTTTCTTGACCCATCGAAGGAGGGCTTCGTACCTCTCCCGCCAGATTTCAGAGTGATTCATGCCACCTCTGTGTACCCCCATATTATAGCACGAAAAAAAGCGGGTGCCAGACCCGCTTTAGAATTTATTCATTTTTTTCTCATCTGTACAAAAATTTCATTTCGCCGTAGATGAGAGAAAGGAATGCTACTGAACCAAGGGATACGATCCCAGCGATTTGTAGTGCTTCCATGACGATCACTTAGCGTAAGAGTGACCGCGATAGCAGAAAGTTCCATGAACTTCTTCACCACCTTGCTGACACTCATACTTGACACCACGATAGGTGGTCATAGCAATCTGAGCATCGTGTAGTGCAGCTGCTTTCTGGATCTGCTTCTTGATGATAGTAAGTGTGTTCATTAGTTTACTCCTAAAAGAATGGAAAATTAACCTTCTCTCGTTTCCGAGGATCCGTTTTCCGTTCCTTCAGTCGTTTGCGTCCCATTGACATTCGGGTACAGATTCCCTTACGGTTTCTACAAGTTCTACAACCACTGCTGGTGGTAGATTCTTATTTTTGCTGATCCTTAACATTAAGGATTCAGCATCCTGACATGTCAACGTTGAATACAGAAGTAATTCAAACATGGGATGAACGCTCCGTTCCGCGACTTACTTGCGTCCTCAGGTAAATGTACCATTGCATTCCCCTTCAACTTTTGATTTGAAATACTGGATGAGATTCCATTTCGATCGTTGATCGATGTCGTCCCTCATCTGTGTCTCAACTCTGAGTTGTAGAAACCTTTCACAAGACATATGCCACCCATAGGGTGACGGATCGTGATGGGCTAAGGTGAAAGCCAATAGTAGAGATACCATTGGATGAACGTATGGTCATTATAGACCGCATCACATATTTAGTCAAGTACTTTTGTATCTTGTGATACAGTTTACTCAAAATCTTTAGATTCTTCTTCCAATTCATCAATGATAGTTTTTTTACCACTCAACTTCTGAATTGTGTGAAGTGTTGATTTGCGATATTTCTTCAATTTTTTGTATTTTTTGAGAAGACGAGTCATATCTTCAATTGGGAGTTCTACGTCTACTCCGTCAATATCAAATCCTTTTGTCATTTTTGAAAAACCCTACAGAGCGAAAAAAAGCCAGGGATTTTTTTCCCCGACTTTTTGGAATTAAAAGTCAATTTTGGTTTTGGACCGCTTTCCAATCATTGTCGAAGATCTCTAGACCTTTGTCAGTTAGAATATGATCATACATCTGATCAAATACTTTTGGTGGCATCGTACAGATGTCAGCTCCATTATACCACGAACGAACAGCACGTTGAACGCTACGAATAGAAGCGGAAAGAACCTGAGTTCTCACACCATGAATACGATAGAGTTCAGAGATAGAACGAACAACCTCTAGGCCTGCCACAGATTGGTCGTCAAGGCGTCCTACGAAGGGTGAGACATATGTTGCACCAGCCTTTGCTGCTAGGATCGCCTGAGCGGCGCTGAAGATCAATGTGACGTTAACTTTGATATTCTGATCGGAGAGTGACTTACAGACTGCTAGTCCTTCACGGGTGCATGGAACCTTTACAGTGCATACATCACCAAATTTTTCATAAAGACGCTTGCCTTCACGATACATTTGACCTTCATCACCAACAACTTCCATGCTGATGTCACGAACACCAAGATCTTTGATTTCCTGATAGACTTCTTCTGGGTCTCGACCACTTTTCATGATCAAAGTTGGATTAGTGGTCACACCATCAACCAAACCAGTTTTGAAGTATTCGTTGATGATATTAGTGTCAGCTGTATCTAGAAAAATCTTCATATAATTGTGAGTGTATTTCATTTCAGGGATTTTAACATTAGTTACTGAATTCGTCAATGATGTCAAGCACATCATTTAAAGCTCTGTGAGCACCATCATGCCAGTCACCACTTTTATCATGATGCTGACCATTATACAATGCGGTTTTCAGTTTATAGACTCTTGAAAGGATATCTACTTTAGACAGTCGCGATCTAGGCATTGGCATTACTCTTCATCATAGTTAAGGACTTGTACAATCACATAACCAACTCCAATAAGGAGAATGATTATGGAAATAATTACACTCCATACAGGATCATTTGGATTCTCTAGTGGGCGGAGGAGGAGATTCATGTGATATATTCATTCTTATCCCCTGGTATCTAGGATTGTTCTTTACTTCTTCTGCACACATTATGCTGAATTCGTCACAACATTTACACCAGTCTTTCCTAGCATCTTGCGCCCCTAGAGCTTTTTTCTCCACAATCGCTCCCATACATGCCATAACTTGGCACATTCATCACTCTTCTTCTGCAGGTGTTCCTCTCGATACATGATTCTTTCCGAAAGGTTCCCAATGCTCCCATCCATATTTATGGACAAGGTGCATTCCTAAGATGGGAACAAATACTAATAGTATACCCATGACGCCTAAGCACCAGGGGGTTTGCATGATGTGTCTAACCAGGAGCTGAACGTGATTCATTTTGGAAATACTCGGGTAAAGGACATCCTTTGAACTTTTCTATCTCGTTAATAGACAACACAAACATAGTCACAAATCCAAGGCAAAAAGCAAACAACATCTGAGGAAAATTATAATTCCCCATGTAAGCAGTAGGATCAGGTTCATCATCATGTGGATGAAGATGTTTACTGATCTGTTCTATTCGTTTTTTCTTTTCCTTTTCTTTGTCATCCATTTTACCCTCGGTATCTACCTGGCCATGTTAACTGCATTCCAGCAATTAGCAATAGAATGAAAGGAAATACAAACAATACGGTCATGCTGGATAATCCCATTTAGTAATTGATTCTACTTGCTTCCAAGGTCCCCACGTAGAAGGCATATAGACGTAAGGAACAGTGCGAATCTGACATTGATCACCCTCACACAAAAGATCATCAACAATTCGCCAGGACTCCATCACTTCTTCTGAGTGGACAAAGTGGGACTGGTCTCCGTTGATTGCATCGTAGAGTAGTTTTTCATATCCGTCGATTGCTCTATCTTCTGGATAGGCGTGTGTGAGGGTAGCACGCTCAAGATTATCAGCAAGACCAGGGGACTTAATATCCATCCTAATATCCAGATGAGGATGAGGCTGAAGACGGATGACGATACGATCATTGATTTCGCCCTCATAGAGTCTTAGCGGTGGTGCTTTTAGTTTGATAACAACCTCTACACATCCATAAGGCATGTGCTTTCCAGTCATGACGTTAAAAGGAACTCCTTCCCAACGCCAGTTGTCAACGAAAAGAGTACCAGCGAAATAGGTAGGAGTACCACTGTTAGGATCAACGCCCTCTTCATCACGGTAGCCATGGTATTGTCCAAGAATAACTGTTGGTGATAGTCTAGTCGCTGCCAACACTTTTGTCTTCTCTCTTCTGACTTCAGTTGCTGACATTCGGCATGGAGGTTCCATGGCAATCAATGCAAGAACCTGCAGAACATGATTTTGTAACATGTCTCTAACAGCACCAGCAGTTTCATAATATTGAGCTCTACCTTCACAACCAATAGTTTCAGTTGCAAAGATCTGAACTTCTTCTATGTACTGCCTGTTCCAAAGTGGTTCCAGTAAAATATTGCTAAAACGGGTGGCAAGGATGTTATTAACAGTATCTTTGCCAAGATAATGGTCAATGCGATAAACCTGTTTCTCGCGTAGATGTCTAGCAACCAAAGTTGATAGATGATCAGCAGATTTAAAATCGTGCCCAAAGGGTTTTTCGATAACCACCCTAGTTTTTTCTGGGTCATCTAAACATCCTGCCTCCTTTAGATTAGCAATTGCATCAGCATATCTTTCTGGTGGAACAGAAAGAAAGTAAGTCAGATCGTCAATGTAATCTGGCAAATGTCTAAGTGTATCCACCATAGACAAATCAGCACATTGATAATCTAAATGATTTAGAAAATCTTCAGGATAATCACCCAAAGATTCCTTCCACATTTCTGCTGTTGGTTCTCTTCTAGCAGAACCCATAATTAAAAAATTGTCTGGTAGAAGTTCTTTCTGCCAGAGTTTATAAAGTGCTGGAATAAGTTTTCTCTTGCATAGATCTCCAGTCGCACCGAAGATAACTATGCCTTTAGTGAGCGGTTCCGTTTCCATCGTAGTCGTCTGAGTCGTAGTAGTCATTTTCACCTTTTCGTATCCCGAAATATATCGTGGCCAGTACAAACGGTATTGAAATCCATGTGAGTGCATCAGAGAAGATCATTTCTTTCGTTCAGTCCGTGTTCTTTTAAATAATCAATCCACCATTGTAATTTTTGTTTTCTCCAAACAGGAACTGGTAATCCCTGTTCAGAGTAGTATTCAAACAGAGCACTATCGATAGTCTGTGAGATCTCCATATTCCTCTTCATCTTTGTCAACGTCCTCATATGGGTTTGCCACGTAGGGTCCTCTTTTTCGTAAAGGTTCTTTTCTGACATAATCCGATTCGGTATTAATTGCAGATAACCAAACTGCCAATTTCATTACTATGTAGACTACTACTAGTGGTGTGAAGCATAACAGAAGGGTTATTTGATACTTCATCTTACGTCATGTCCTCCAAACATTGCTCGCATACCGTTCAATACTTTGAACGCGAAAGCCCCCAAACGACGAGATTCAAAACGCTCAAACAACGCCGTAGAAATGACAGGAGTGGGAACACCCAAATCGACAGCGGCATGAACAGTCCAGCGACCTTCACCGCTATCGGAAACCCCTCCATCGAACTTATCAAGCTCTGTATTGCCCCGAAGTACATCCGCAGTAAGATCCAATAACCAACTGCCGACCACGCTACCACGACGCCATAACTCAGCCACCTCAGCACAGTCAATATCGTAGCAGTAATCTTGTGGATTCTCCATCGGAGCCACCTCAGCATCACCTGCTTTGACGTACTTGCTCCCAGCATTAGCTTCATGCAGGATATTAAATCCTTCTGCGTATGCTTGCATGATTCCATACTCAACACCATTATGAACCATTTTTACAAAGTGACCAGCGCCTGGTGGTCCACAATGTAACCAACCATACTCGGCAGATGTTGCTCTAGAGAGTGGGTCAGTTCTATCAGCTGCTCCGATGCCTGGTGCAAGTGCCCTAAAGATAGGAGAGCAGACGGATACTGCAGTATCTGTACCACCAACCATAAGACAGTATCCACGCTCCAGACCATAAACTCCACCAGAAGTACCGCAGTCAAGATATTGGATGCCCAACTTAGATAACCTTTCTGCTCTCCTGCGAGAGTCCTTAAAATTACTATTGCCGTGATCAATAATAATATCTCCTTCACCACAAAACTGTAGTAACTCATTAAGTGTATCCTCCACGGTTTCTGCTGGAACTACCATCATAAAGATGCCAGGACCTTTTGATCTAACTTCGCTACAAAGATATTCTATAGATGTACAAACACCTGAGACATAACCTTTCTCAAATGCCTCTTCAGCCTTGGCATAGTTTCTTCGATATCCCCAGACTTCAATGTCTGCTTTCATCATACGGCGAGACATACCCTCACCCATTCTTCCAAGACCAATCAATCCAACTTTCATTTAATCATCTCCATTGCTTTGAGTAATTCATTACTATGTGTTAGTTCATCATTTAAGATCTCAAGGATCTTATCATCGTGACCATTGAGTGCTAAGTATTTGGCATATGTGGTGGCAGCATGGACTTCTACTTCGTAGGAGAGATGGTAAGCAGACCTAGGAGCCAACCAGTAATAAACCACGTTGACCCAATAGTAGATAAGTACAAGGTGTCTGGCCACAAAGCGATCCACAAGATAAGTGTTACCGCCCCTACTCTCCATATACTCAAGATGTTCTGTTTCGTTAAGTGTTTGAGCAAAATGTTCCTCCATCAGATAGATGTGTTCTGGACCACGTAACCCCATAGATTCTCTAAAATGTAGCACACTCAAGAATGCAAAATAGGGTGCCCGAGCAATCTCTTCAAGCACCCAAAACCGTTGATAATCTCTTCCCTTATAAAGGAAGTCCAGAATTGCTACTGTGATATCTAAAACAAGTTCATTGAGTTTCTTCATCTTCTTCATAGTCGTAAGTTAAGCGACAGTCCCAATAGTGGTCTTCTTCCCACTCTGGTTCATAAAGAGGACAAGGTTCCTCAAAGAGATGTTGCATCCTTAGTTGATTGATACGCTCTCTGAGGGACTTATAAAACTCTCTCTTTTGTTCTGAATTCATTCTACATGAACAGTGCCAATCATACCTGCACCTTTATGGGGACCACACCAATAAGTATAGTCACCAGCTTCGGGAAATGCAACATCAAACTCTTCGCCTGGTAACATTGCCAGGGCTTCGTGACCTAATTCTGGATGATCCTCAATAATTACATTATGAGGAGGAAGCATATTATTAACAAAATGAACAGACTCCCCAGCACTGATCGTTACCTCTGCAGGATCGAAAACTAAATTGCCATTAGAACCCATTTGAACATCAACAGCCCAGGCAGGGACTGCAAAAAACAGGGATGCTAGAAACGCGAAAAAGAACTTCATGTTCTGTTACTCGACTACACTATCTAGGTATTTCCGCTCTTCTTTATACAAAAAATCAAGATTTCTATCTAGATATATTTCGATTCCCTGACGTAAATCTGGTAGCAACCATTCATCAATACGATAGCAATATTGCCAGTTGGCTGGTTGAATGCAATTCATTACAACAACAGTCCAAAATGCCGTTAAGTGATTAGTAATAGTAAGCATTAAAAAAGGACCCGTAGGTCCTTTTATTGTATCATAGGTTCGATTTTAATTCAACCAACAGGGTGATCTCTTAGTACCTCCCGACATACTTTTTTACACGTTGCTTGACTATCATCACACTCAATCAAACAATCATAGTAATCGTTAATTACATCGGCTTCCTCCATTGATCGATCCAGAGATTTGTTTAGACGACGGAATGATTCTTTCCATCCAGCAAGTTGATTATGCGAGAGTAAATTGTGCATAATGTTCTCCACTATTTACATTCATGATCAGAAATTGAAGGGGGGTTTCACTTCATTCGTGAGTTCCTAATTCTATATTCTATGTATACAAGTTTGTGTTAATTAACTAACATTTGTTAAAAGAACATAAAAGTACAAAAAAAGAGAGGTTGTGAAACCTCTCTTTTAAGTTTTATTTGTCTTCGTATAATTTTTCTAGTTTCTCTCTAGAAAGATCTACATACATTACTTCATCACCAGGAGCAGGAGCTTCTGGATGGCGTGGTTTGGGTTTATTCATTTCCACATTAATGGATTGAATATTAGACCACATCATCGCAAACGAAGCACCTGCAATAATACCAAAGCAAAGAAAGTAAAAGAAAATTTCAAAGTTGTTCATAGTTTAATTTCCTTGATAGGTTGGAATCATCATGCCACCTCCCATATCATCATCGTCATCAGGATTCTGAGTGACGAAATATAAGATCATGAGTATAACAGTTCCAACCAAATATTCAAAGTGCATTTCCACGGGGGAGAACTTCCTCAGGGAAGATGAAGTTTTCATGTGGTTGATCAACTTGAGCCATCCAGTTACGGAGACCTTCATTTAGAAGGATGTTCTTGGTGTAGAACGTTTCAAACTCTGGGTCTTCTGCTGCACGAATTTCTTGAGAGACAAAATCATAAGCGCGAAGATTGAGAGCAAGTCCGATAATACCAATAGAAGCAGTCCAAAGACCCATAACGGGAACAAAAAGCATAAAGAAATGAAGCCAACGCTTATTAGAGAAAGCAATGCCAAAGATCTGCGACCAGAATCTATTTGCCGTGACCATTGAATACGTCTCTTCTTCTTGAGTCGAATCAAAAGCCTTAAAAGTGTTTGCTTGTTCGCCATCTTGATACAGGGTATTTTCTACAGTCACTCCATGAATTGCAGAAAGGAGTGCTCCTCCAAGTATACCAGCAACTCCCATCATATGGAAGGGATTAAGCGTCCAATTGTGGAATCCCTGAAGGAATAGGAGAAAGCGGAAGATCGCTGCAACACCAAATGACGGCGCAAAGAACCAGCTGGATTGTCCAAGAGGATAGATGAGAAATACACTAACAAATACGGCAATAGGACCCGAAAAAGCAATTGCATTGTACGGTCTAATCCCTACGAGACGACTAATTTCAAACTGCCGAAGCATGAAACCTATGAGAGCAAAGGCTCCGTGGAGCGCCACAAAATTCCAGAGTCCCCCAAGTTGGACCCAGCGGACGAAATCTCCCTGAGACTCAGGACCCCAAAGTAGAAGAAGAGAATGACCCATAGCGTCAGCAGGAGTTGACACAGCTGCCGTGAGGAAATTAGCACCTTCAAGATAGGAAGACGCCAATCCGTGGGTATACCAGCTTGTAACAAACGTCGTGCCAGTAAGCCAGCCACCAATTGCCATATAAGCAGTGGGAAAAAGTAGTAGTCCAGACCAGCCCACAAATACAAAGCGGTCTCGTTTAAGCCAGTCATCCAGGACATCGAACCATCCTCTCTGTGGTGGTGAAAGTGTTGATGCTACCATTACTATTTAAAACCTCCATTAGATTTTTTTGTTTTATTGTTTTCTTTATCTAACACTTCAACGTGTGAGATAAATTGTGGTGGATTTTGAAACCATAACATCTGAACAGTATCCCAATTGTCAGTAACAATTGTTTTGCCATTTGTCATGAAGACTTTGTAATCATGTCTGTCATATGGCTCTTCAGAAGTTAATTCAAAATACTGTGGATCACTTTTTTGAATTAGATTCATGAGGATGTGCTGGTTTGAATTCACCTTCTGGAAATGGTTGAGATTTACTCAAATCTCTACGAGACTGGTTCTTAATAATAATGAAAGCATCTTTATTATACTTTCGAGTACCTAAAGGTGATTGCCACTTTTTGTTGTACTCCTCACCAACATCAATACCAGAAACTGAAGTACCACCAATCTCTATGTCAATCTCATCGGTTGATTCCCACCCGAGAGTTTTAATTGTTGCTTGTACCGTGTCCATGATACCGCCTTCTTTCCAGGCAAAGTATTCAGGATCTTCCATAACGTGTTCCTCTGGATCAAGTTTACCAATCATAATAGTATCACACAAAGTAAAGGGACAACAACAGTTGAAATACCTATAAAAAACCCCGCCAGATATTCTCTGACGGGGATGGGACTACCATCAGTCATATCAACCGATGGAAGGAGCAGTTAGAGCCACAGGAGTGGATTCAGCAGCAGCAAGGTCAAGAGGGAAGTTGTGAGCGTTACGCTCATGCATGACTTCCATGCCTAGACCAGCGCGGTTGAGTACGTCTGCCCAGGTGTTCAGAACACGACCTTGACCATCTTGGATGGACTGGTTGAAGTTGAAACCATTGAGGTTGAATGCCATGGTGCTAACACCAAGTGCAGTGAACCAGATTCCTACGACAGGCCATGCTGCGAGGAAGAAGTGTAGTGAACGGGAGTTGTTGAAAGACGCATATTGGAAGATGAGACGACCAAAGTAACCGTGAGCGGCGACGATGTTGTAGGTCTCTTCTTCTTGACCGAACTTATAACCATAGTTCTGGGACTCGGTTTCAGTGGTTTCACGAACCAGTGAAGAGGTAACTAGTGAACCATGCATTGCGGAGAACAGTGAACCACCGAAGACACCAGCCACACCTAGCATGTGGAAGGGGTGCATTAGGATGTTGTGCTCTGCTTGGAAGACAAGCATGTAGTTGAAAGTACCAGAGATGCCAAGAGGCATACCATCAGAGAAAGAACCTTGACCGAAAGGATAGACCAGGAACACTGCACTCGCTGCAGCAACAGGTGCCGAGTATGCAACACAGATCCAGGGACGCATACCTAGACGGTAGGAAAGTTCCCACTCACGACCCATATAGCAGAAGACGCCAATGAGGAAATGGAATACTACAAGTTGGTAAGGACCACCGTTATACAGCCACTCGTCAAGCGATGCGGCTTCCCAGATGGGATAGAAGTGAAGACCAATTGCGTTGGAAGAGGGAACAACTGCACCAGAGATGATGTTGTTTCCGTACATGAGTGAACCAGCGACGGGTTCACGGATGCCGTCGATGTCCACAGGGGGAGCAGCGACGAAGGCGGTGATGAAGCAGATTGTGGCTGCCAACAGAGTTGGGATCATCAGCACACCGAACCAACCGACATAGAGGCGGTTATTGGTAGAAGTTACCCACTCGCAGAAAGATTCCCAAGTGGATGCGCCTTGCTGGCGCGAAAGAGTTGAAGCCATTGTTTTAAACAAAAAAGTAAGACCATCAGGGAAATGGTGGAGTTACTATTTCCTCTCACCCTTAGAGAGGATATGAAAGACGTTTTTATACTCCCTAGAGGTCTTGGTTTACGGGGAGTTGAACAAAAAATTAAGAACGTTACGTTTCTTAACCTGTTGACTTATTTAGTATAACAGATCCTAGGGGGCCCGTCAAGAGGATTGGTCAGGATAAATAGAAGCAGCTAACCTAATGGGTCAATTCATGAAAAAAGTATTTTTGACTTTGGGAATGCTTTTGATGGCCGCCCCTGCTTACGCAGACATTACAACTAAAATGTCCTCTAGCGTTCAGTTGACCGTAGACGCTGCCGCCTCACAAGCAACCCGAATTGGATCTTCATACTCTGTAAGTGGATCTAACGTTTCGATTACCACGGAGGGTGGTCTTGGAGCACTTACTGCTGGTAGCGCAGTTGGTTATACAGCAACCGACTACTCTGCCCCCTCCGATGGAACCGCCTACAGCTTCAGTGAAGCGTTCACAGAAGGAGACGCAACCCCATCAAACACAACCATTACTAGCGGTGTGGCTCCATCCCTCCCCGCGTTTGGAAGTGTCACGACCACTGCTGGTGGGGTGGCTGGCGACCTCGCTGGGAGTATCGATAGCTCTGGCACGCTCTCACTGACCGCTGGCGGAGCTGGTACTTCAGCCACTGGCCAATTCGTAACCGAAATCACCGTCAAATAAATGACTAGATTACAAGAAGCAATCAGTCTAGGATTGGTTCTTGGTGTGATTCATGGTTTGGTTCAACCTGCATATTCAGTGCCTGTTGTACCAAACTTCACACAGGGCTCAATGACGAGCCACACCGAAACCACATCCAAGGTAACTGAGACCATCAATTCGATGGACTATAACACTGGATATCAATATTCAGCAACTGGATCTGGTATTACAGCAAATGGAAATTTATCCCCAGGTACGGGATCTATAAATGTAACTATTGATGGAGTGACATCATCATGGACAGGGGTAACAAGCAAACCAACGTTCCAACAAACAACACCAGGTGCAGCGTTTCAGTTCACGGAAACGTACATGGGACCAGGGCTAAGCAACCACACGATTATTCAGAGAGAAACGGAAGTAACAAGCGTCACAGACACTACAAGTATCTTCCAGCAGTAATCGCATTGCTATTTGCATCTCCAGTAAATGCAGAAACTGTTGGTGGTGTTAGTGCAACTGCTGCTCCTGTAGCAAACTCATCAGGATCAGTGACCAATCAGGCCATCCAGGTATTACAAGGCCCATATATCACTAACACGTATGGTGGAGGAATCCAGTGTCAAGGGCCCACTCTAAATATCACCCCATTCATAACAGGTTCTGCATCTGCACAAAAACCTTTTGAGGATTTTTATGATACTCCAGTTTATGATATGCGTGATCTAGATGAAGATGGAGCACCCGATAATCCAGGCTCGATTCTTTGGTATCAACCAACAAGAACTGGACAGAAAGACAATTACAATCTGTCACTAGGTGTCAGTGCAACGTGGTCAATTCCACAAGATAAAAAATTACAAGATCAATGTAAGCAAGCAGCAAATGCAAACATCGATCTTATGCGTCAACAACATGCCAATAAAAGGCTCGACTTTGAGATAGCTCGTCTCAAGAATTGTGGCGAATTAATGCAAAAAGGAATCATGTTTCACCCAAAGAGCCCATACTATTCTGTGTGTGCAGATGTGGTGGTGATGAATAAAAATCAAATTGCACCACATCGCCATACTATCCCCGCCCCTTCAAGGTCCGAATCGCCTTATTCCTCAGACGCTGCTGCCCTCGGCGCTCCTTTAACGACTCCACCTGGGTCTTCTTACCCCTTATCGCGGCAATCTTCTTTATCACCTTCTTCACAGTCGGTTTCACCACTCTTAACAAAAGATCAGCAAGAGGTTTTGCGAGCAGTGCAGAAGTCGTCGCAACAACGGCAATAGATGCAGTGGTGGTGATTGCACCCGCTGATGGTATTGCCTGAACAATCTGATCTGGGATCTTGATATCTTCTTTAACTGGTATACATTCTTTTCCGACCAGTCTATATTCAACAATTTTTTTAGTCCCACCATCTACTAGTGTACCGATAGGTTCCTTGAGTTCTTGTGCTTCTGTTGGACAGTTTACAGTGACAGCTCGATCGACTGGAATTTCAGGCGTTTCTGGTACTGCTGGTGGGGCTTTATATGGTGGAACTGGTGCCTTAGGTGTTTGTATGTGATCTTCAGCATTAAAGTTAATTGGATTAAATGCTGGAATACTACCATCACAAAAAACCCTGGCACCATTTTCATCATCATCTGATAGTTCACCATTTCTTCCCCTGTCTTGTGGGTGTGCAACAACACACCCAGGGATGTCAACAACTGGAACTCCAATGTTCTGTGTGACAGGAACAGTTGGTGGTAATGATTGTGGTGGTGTACGTACCCAAGTATTGATCTCTGGAATATCAAGAGATCGGATTCCAATATCACGAATTTCCATCAGCAATCATTAAACGCACTACCAATTTCAGATCCAATTTCAGATCCTGCTTTTTGACCCAACATCAATGCCCAACCACCAGCTAACCATCCAACATAAGGAATACTAGAAACAGCAGGAACTGCAACACCAGCAGCGATAGCACTACCCGCCATTGCACCTTGTGACCGTGCTCCAGCGTCCGCCACGATGCACTCTACTTCTTTTGCAGACTTTCCCTCACCGTCCAGCGTTGTGGCACCTCCCATGTTTCTAACACCGTCCATGGTAAATTGATCGGTACGGTATTCTCTCCGCTTCTCAACTCCTCCGCCAAAGAGCCCTTTCTTGTCACGATCAACTTCTAGTGTCTTATTGGACTCTAAGATAGCAGGATCATTTGCTTTAAATTTGATTTTATACCCATCTTTATTTGCTTCTACTTCATATGAGGAGTAGTCACCAGATGGGAAATTTATCATTGGATAGTCTGGTTTGGTTTCCTGCATAAGATAACCAAGCAAACCTACATGAGCAACAGCAAAAAGACCGCCAACAACAATGCCAACAGTCTTGAAAGTAAATGGTTTCATTTTTAGAAAGGCATCACGCCACCAGTAGCACTAGGAACTTCGGGAACAACATTGCCAGTTACTTCTGGTAACTCAGGCATTGCTCCATCCAACATACCAGGGAGTGCTGAAGTAATTGCTTCAGTGGCATGTTTTGTTACTTGTTCTTTAACGCCATCAATAATAGCGTCTCTTTGTAGATACAAATAAGTTCCACCACCGACGATGCCTGCAACACCGACGAATGATAGAACTGATAGAACATTAATTAACTTTTGCATTTTCTTCCTCCTTTTTACCAATAGGTGGTGCTTTCTTAGGAGCAGTACCACCATTTTTGGCAGGACTCAAACCAAATGCAGCTAAAGAGCCAGAAAACACTGATGCAATGAAGGTAGGGTCAAAATCAAGAATTTTTTGACCGTTTGGAAGTCTGACGTAGCTAAACGTGAGAAGAGATGCGGACCATATAAGTACGACAACTTTCACCAGATTACCAAGAACTTCACTCTTATCTTCATCATGGTCCTTCTCTTCTACATCTGCTTTGGATTTTCCAAGCATTAGTAGAGAGCAAGGCCCTGGTATTTAGCATCAGTGGAAGTGAAATTTAGATCTAGAATGTCTTGAACTCCTACCATGATGTCGATGACCTTCACCATGAGAATGTTTATGACTATGAATCATATCTTTCCTCCAATGATAATGAACATGCTTATGACGCTGATAATTGTGATGATGGTGACGATGATATCCCCTTGGATAGAAATAAAAATCATACTCAATATGAGGAAGATAATTATTTTCCTGCAACCATTCACGGGTCATAGGAGTGGGCTCATAATCAGACCACATCGTTCCAGCAGCACAGGACTCAAGTGCCTTTTGAGTCATACCCTCAGTCTTTCCTGCCCATGATGCTTCCGCTTCCCAAGGCACTGCTGCCGAAGGGTATGTACTTTCTACCATTTTACGCCATACTGATGGCACCGAATCTTCAGGAAGAATAATGGCAACCAATGAATTATCGATTGTTCCAGCCATACAATCCTGTGCAGCGTGCCAACCTTCATGACGCATTACACTCATCAATACATGCGGGCGATGCATGAATGCTTTGTTTAGAAAAAAGTTGTTACTAACAGTGTGGTAAACGCCACGATGTCCAATAGGAAAATATTTGGAATCTGCTAGAAACACCTCAACTCCGATCTGTTTAAGAGAAAAGAGCATTGAGTTGAACTCGTTAGCAACAAAATCAAAATCAGTATCGGGATACTCGTCAGCAATACGAGCGATACTTTCGACTTTATCGACTCCATTTGTACATTCGCGAAGGAGCATACAACCCATGGCATCCATGGTATTGTACCCTTTAGTTATCTTATCTTCATTCGCTAGTGTTGGACTCGTCCCGAACAGGCAAGTACCAATTAGGATTGAGTTCAAGGCATTTTTCAAGTTGATAAACTTGTTCACGATGAGTGTTCTCCAAATAATTTTCAAAATGATATTCGATATGGTCAATACCTGTGTTGCCTTGACTTACCCAGTCGTGACAAAATTCATATACAGCACGACAGTGTTCATTCAAATGATGACTTAGGGCGCGAAAAACAGCCGCACGTAGTTGCATCCTGTCGTCTGCATACCTCCAGTCTTTTGGAAATTCAGACATGATAATAAAAAAGGACTACGGTATATATCATACCATAGTCCTAGTATAGTGCAACGTCAGTAAAGTGTCAACGAAGAGTTTCAACAGCAGCAAGAGCCTTTTGTCGAAGATCCTCTGGGAGAGGTACATAACCCAGAGCATCAGACTTTGCTTGTGATTTTTCACTCAACATATAACGAAGGGTTTCCTTGACGCCAGGAGCAGACTCTGGGTAGGCAAGGATCCAAGTAAGGGAGACAATTGGATATGCATTAGCACCAGCAGGATTTGCATCAGCACCACGGAGTTGATCGTCAAGAACAATCTTAGACAGACCAGCAGCAGAAGTTTCGCTGTTAGCAGTTACAAAGTTACCCGCTCTGTTTTGTAAGGCAACCTGTTGGAACTTTCCACCATTTACATAACCATAATTTAGATAACCAATAGAACCAGGTTGATTCTTGATAGTAGCAGCAACACCAGAGTTACCTTTACCACCAACACCAACTGGCCATCGAACTGATTTACCAGTTCCTACAGTCTTCTTAAACTCGGGAGAGAAGGCAGACAGAGAATTGGTAAAACCTTTGGTAGTGCCAGAACCATCAGAACGCCATACAGTAACGATCTGCTTGTCAGCACAACCGAAAGCAGACCAGTTGGTGATCTTACCAAGGAAGACATCAGCCAGTTCAGTCTGAGTCATCTTGGCATCACAACCAGGATAGTTGTAAGCAGGAACGATGGCACCACCAGTCATGGGAACATGAACCATGGGCAGTTTCTGCTTAGCATCTGACACAGCACCATCAGAGGCACCGAAGTCAACAGTCTTTGCAGTATATTGACGGACACCAGCACCACTACCAACTG